ATGAAGAAGGCCGAAGTCCTGGCCCATTGGGCGAAGCTGAAGCCGAACCAGCCGGTCAAGCCGGAGCCGGTGCCCTACAAGCACAAGGGATCAACGTATGACGAATGCGGTGTCCGCATCACCGGCAGCACCGAATTCATCGACAGCGTACTGAGCCGCCTGCAAGACCTGCTGGGCTACGAGGGCGGCGAGACGCGGTTGCAGGTGGTTTATCAACCCGCCAAGGACCGCAAGACGCAGCAACCGACCGGCAGCTATAGCTGCTATGTGCAGGTCCACGAGCGCGGGCCTGAAGCCAAGATGATGCACGCCTTCGTGGCGGGCATCAAGGGCAAGTGAGTCCACGGTACACGCCCGGTCATGGCCCGCACACCAAGCCGCAGCCGGGCGTGTACCATATACACAAGGGAGAGGATAAGTGGGAATTCCAGCACAAGCGTTCGCGCGGGCCGTCTGCTCTGCGTTGCAGGACCGCGAGCTAACCGACGCCTTTGACCTGATCGTGGCCCGGTACTTCGAGGAGTACACCGACGCCACCGAGCTTGACGGCACGTTCTCCAGCGCCCTGGAAACGGTCTTCGACCTGTGCTTCCCTGGCGGCGAGGATGAGCAGGGCCGGACGTTCGAGGAAGTCGCCACCAAGAAATCGTGAACGCTCGCCCGGTTCAGGGGCGGGTAAGGATGAAGGGGGCGGCAGTCGCCCCCAACACCCTGCAATACGGAGGGCATATACCGTGGACAAGGAGATTTACACGCTCATCAGCCCGGAGGGCAAGGAGTTTGTCATCGGGGCGTACACGAGCGAGGGCAAGGCCAAGGCGGCTTGCAAGCGCAAGTTCCCGGCGGACTGGCTGAGCCTGTGCGCCTACCCCCTGGCGACCCGCCCGCTTCGTGAGGGCGAGACGGTGACGCCCTGGAGCCGGTGGGAGGGCTGAGAAAATCGAGAACGTTCGCCCGGTTCAGGTGCGGTAACAACAGAGGGGGCGGGCAAGTGACCCGCCCCCCATCCTGACCTATACGGAGGGTTTCGACGTGGCCGACAAACAGACCAAGGAGCAGATCACCCAGGACTTCCGGGACGGGAAGATCGACGCCGACGAGATGATGCGGCGCATGAAGGAAGTGGACCGCAAGCCGCCTCGCTTCGAGGTTGCCGCCAAGTCCGGCTGGCTGTCGATCTACTTCGACGGACTGCGCTTCCCGGTTAGCCTGCCCTACGACTGTGCGGTGAGCCTGTTCTCCGACGAGATCGTGGCCGCAGCCCGCGCCTACTTGTCCGCGAACAAGGGCCGGTTCAAGATCAAGGGCGCGAAGTAGATCACCCTCCGTCCGCCCCCAGGTGCCCGCCGGCCTGGGGGCGTTTTATTTCGAGAACGCTTCGAGGTTTCAGGTGCGGTGAGGATATAGCCCCGCGAGGATATAGCCCGGTGAGGATATAGCCCCGCGAGGATATAGCCCCGACCCCATATACAGGAGAACCGACCGTGGCCAACACCAACCGCCAGGACGCCCAGCACTACCTGGAACGGCTGCTGCGCGACCTGTCCCTGTCCACCGGGGACCACTACAACGCCCGCGCCGTTGCCGAGCAGGCCAAGCTGTTCCTGAACGACTCCCAGGCCAACAAGGGCCTTCAGTCCAGCCACTTCTACGCAATCGCCAGCCTGGTCGAGCGCTGCGTCTACCGCGCCCTGAACATCGACACCGGCAAGACGCACATCGAGTGCCAGATGAACGTGCGCCGCAAGGTGGAGTCCTACGACGACTACCCCAGCATCGAAGACCTGCTGGAGCAGGAGAAAAATTGTGAACGCTCCTGAAGTTCAGGGGCGGTAGGGACAGAGGCAGTCACCCACTCATCCCGAAGGGAGCTTTACTGTGAAGCCGATCAAGACCCTGAGCGCCGAGGTCCGCATCAACCGCCTGCACGCCGTCGTGCGTTACCAGGCCAACGCCAAGAACCCCAAGAAGGGGGGCACGGCGATTGAGGTGCGCTACGGCGTGCCGGGCCAGGCCAGCACCGTGCTGGGCACCGCCACCATCGGCGGGCGCTGGTCGCAGGACCAGGCCGTGCGGGAGTTCCGCCGCGACCCCCGGCGGTTCGGCTGGGACAAGCCGATCCCGGCGGACTCGGCGGACATCGGCATCCGCCTCGGCCCGGTGGCCGTGGCCGACTTCTCCGGGGCGTGCAACGTCAGCACCCCCGACGAGGCGCTGGCCTTCTTCCGCCAGGCGTCGGGCCGCTTCGAGCGTGCCGAGCCGGGCTGGACCTTCGCGGTGGGCCTCAAACTGGTGGCGTGAGCCGCCGGCCCGCCTCGCCCAACCCCCAGGGATGACCCCTGGGGGTTTTTTGTTGCGCCCAGGCCAAGCCAACACCAGGCCCGCCAGGGCGACCAGGCCAGGACGGCGGCAGGCCCGCCAGGGCCTCTAGGATCGCTCAGGACGGCTTGGGAAGGCTTCAGGCGGGGTCAGGGCTGCCCGATATATCCGAGGGCTTATAAGCGATCCTAGAGCGTGCGGCAGATGGAGAAATAAATCGAGAACGCCTGAAGGTTTCAGGTGCGGTAAGGGCAGAGGACGGAAGACATCACTTCACTTCGGAGGGCTGAACGATGAACGTTACGTTGGTGCCGGCGTATGGCAGGGACTACCGCTCGCAGAAGGAAGTCAAGGCAGCGTGGGACGCGGGCCAGGACTTCCAGATTTCGTGCTTCGGCCATCCCCACGATGGCCGCTACATCAACAAGCCCCAGGCGGCGGGGCAGTCCTACAACGTCCGCTACAAGCGGCTCACGCAAATCTGCGTTGTGAAGGGCTGAGAGAGGCGCTGCGTCACGCAGGATAAAGGGCGATTTCCGCTCGCTCCATCAGGTCAGGAGTGACCCTTCCACGCCGTCCTGCGTGACGCAGCTTCTTTCATGCTACGGTTTCGATCCAACGTGTCCAGGCTTTAGGAGGGTTCTGCCATGATGCACGGCGTCGAGATGCGCGACGGTGGGGAGTTCGACTTGCGACCCAAGGGCGACCGGCGCATCCCCCTGGAGCGGGTGTATATTTCGGTTGGCGAGGTTCTGATCGGCCAGGTGCGCTGCTACGTCACCGAGAGCGACCTTGTGGAGCGTGCCGACATTGCCCTGGCGGACGGCCTGGGCATTCTGGAGGGCGTGCCCTGCGCCTACTTCCAGTTCCTCGACAGGAAGCGGGATGAGGAGTTGTAAAACAAGAAACAGCGAGGCGGTGTAAGCCGCCTCGCTGTACGCCTGTACATAGCCTGGGTGCCCAATACTGTACAGCAGTATACTGAACAGGTGTACACACCCAGGGGCCTCTCCCCACGGTGTACAATGGTGATTTCCCAGCTTGCAACATTGTACTCCGGGGCCTGCGGCCCGCTACTGTGCGCATGTACACTACATCATGTAGTGTACATGCGCACAGTATATAGCCAGGGCGCGCCAGCGCGGCAAAAAGCAAAATAAATCGAGAACGACCGCGCATTTCAGGGGCGGTCATGGTGTCGGAAATGACAAGCCCCTGACCGGGGCGGACGCCAAGAGGGTGTCGAGGGGATCGAAAGTGTCCTGCTGCGGCAGGACCGCCACGAATAAGGGAGCGCTGTAGGTCGAAGCCTGGGCGTGCGCACGAGCCAGGAAGAGGACACAAGCGAGCCGAATAAGTGCAATCCCTGTGGTGCGACATCTGCGGCGAATGTCAGTCACCCCCTGACGGATGGGTGCGCGGCCTGCAAGCTGCCTAGGCGCTTGCGGGCCGATTATCCTGGTGTAGCTCAACGGGAGAGCAGAGCCGAGCGCGCTCGGCTTGGTTGTGGGTTCGACTCCCACCGCCGGGACTTTAGCCACTTTACGGAGGGTCAAGGTATGCTGAAGGGCACTTACACGACTCGGCAGGGGTTCGTTATCCACTGCGAGTACGCCACCGAGGCCGAAGCGCGGGCGCGGCTGGCCTACCTGGACGCGCAGGAGGAGCTTACGCAGCGCGTAGCCTGGACCGATAGCGGCAGCGTGCGCTTCAACTACAACCGCGAAGCGGAGGTTATCCGCAAGCTGCTGAAAATTTCGTGAACGCTTCCGCATTTCAGGGGCGGAAGCTATATCGGGCGGGCCGAAGCCTGCCCCATCTCAGGAGCCAATACGACCGATGGCTGCGACCTACAAAGCCTGCCAGCACTGCGACACGCCCACAAGGCGGCGTTGCCGCGACTGCAAGCGGCCCGTCTGCATGGGCTGCGTGGTCCACGAGCAGTGCGAGAACTGCGTGGACGCCGAAACGTTCAACCAGACCAGCCGTTACGCCCACGGCAACCACGACTTGCGCTGCTCGCACTACATCGGCCAGTGCGACCAGAGCTATCACGGGCGCTGCTCGCCCGACGTGGCGTGAGAAAATCGAGAACAACCGCCCCGTTCAGGGGCGGTTGTTCTTAGGCAGCATCACTCACCTTTACGGAGGGTCAAGACATGGCTTCTTTCCGCACCATCACCGCCCGTTTCGCTGGCCAGTGCCGCCGGTGCAAGGGCGCGATCAAGGCCGGCGAGCGCATCCGCTACGGCGGGCGCGGCTTGACGTACCACTTCGCCAACGACTGCGCCGGCAAGCCGGCGGACGACGGCGAGGAGCGCGGCGAGGACAGCCGGGACGGCGGCGAGTTCGTGCCCTGCTGGAAGGGCGGGCGTTGTGAAGACTACCCGTGCTGCGGCTGTCACGGCCTGCACGGGCGCGACCTGTACACGCCGAGCGAGCCGCCCGACGTGGATTTCTGAGAAAATCGAGAACTACCGCCCCGTTCAGGGGCGGTAGTAGTGTCGGGAGCAACAACATTCGGCGTGCGGGGGCTGGCCCGGCCCCATGACTTCCCCTGGGAACCAATCGGAGATTTACGATGCGTCACAAGGTTTCCATCACCGTCCCCTCGACTACGGGCGTCAACAAGCCCGCCCCGGAGCTTCACGCGGAGTACGTCGAGAAGGCTTGCCGCCTGCTGGCGGTCCTGTTCGGCGGGTTCACGGCCCTGGAAGGGCGAGGCGGCTGGGTGAGCGAGACGTTCGGCTTGGTGGTCGAGCCGATCACGGTTGTCTACGCGGCTTGCACCGAAGCCAAGCTGGAAGCCGGCTTGCCCAAGGTGCGGGCGCTGGCCGCAGAGATTGCGGAGGCGATGACTCAGGAATGCGTGGCCGTCGAAGTGGACGGCACGCTTGAGCTAGTGGCCGCAGAGGCGGCATGAGCCACAATGGGGATGCGCTGAGTAGCATACTCAGCGCATCCCAAATGCGCAAGGCGCACATATGAGATGCGCATAGTGCGCAATTAACAACTGCGAAATACTTTTGAAAAAACCTGGCGCGACACCCCTGGGAGAGTACAATGTCATAGCCATGTCGGCCACTTTCTTTCCTTTCTCCCAAAGATAAAAACCCCGGCCCAGGTTTTCAGGGACTCCATCTCAAGTTTGACACCCCTTCGTTTCCAAAAAAATCGCGGCGGCAACTTTTTCGCCGGCCATGTAAGTATTTGCCGCCCCTGGACCTACATAGGGGAAAGGGGGTACATGGCCAATCCGGCATATTTCGACCGCCGCAAGCAAACGTCCACAACCACGGGCACCGGGTCATTCACCCTGGCCGTGCCGTCCGGCTCCTGGTCCAAGCTGAACACCGCCGGTGCCGCAACCATCACCATCTCTTACTGCATCGCCCACCAGACGGCCAGTGATTGGGAAACCGGCGTGGGCACGATTGATTCGACCAGCACGACGTTGACGAGGAGCGCGACGGACGGCAGCGCCGGGGCCAGCACGCTGGTGAACTTTTCAGGTGGCACCAAGGACGTGTTCATCACCCCCATCGCCGCCAACTTGCCCCGCGTCAGCCCGTTGATTTGTCAGGGAAGACTGACGGTGTTGAGCGGTGCGGCGGCGGGCGAGGCGTCGTCGGTCAGCACCATTTACTTCACCCCGTACCTCGGCAGCCAAATCGCCGTCCCGGAGACATCCTACGGGGCGGCACAGTGGAAACTGTTCGAGTTCACGGAAATGAGCCTGGCCCTTGCCGGTTTGACCGCCGGCAACTGCTATGATGTATACATTTACGACAACGCCGGCACTCTGACGTTGGGCACGCAGGCGTGGGCCAACAACACGACCCGAAGCGTGGCCGTCACCAACATCGACGGCATCCCGATGTTGACGGTGAACCAGCGTTATTTGGGAACGTTTTACGCCCAGACCGCCACCACCACGTCGGACACGGGCCGTTATAGGTTCTTGTGGAATTATTACAATCAAGTGCCCCGGACGCTGGCGAATTTCCCCAATGTCGGCAACTGGAGCAGCCCCGGCACGTTGGGCTGGCGTGCCCAGAACGCCGACGCCACCAAGGCACGGGCGGTGGAGTTCATCTGGGGCCTGGGGCCTTTGAAGCCCGTGAGCGTGCGGGCCACCTGCTACTGCAACAACCCCACCGCCGGCACCTACGCCCAATTGGGCCTGACGCTGGACCCTTCCGGCGGCAACTGGATTCCGAGCCAGGTGGACTGCAACGTGGCGGAATTTTTCGGCGGCATCGCCAACTACCTGTCCGCCGAATTCAATAAAACCGTGGCCGTGGGTTATCATTATCTCCAGCCGACCGAGGCCATCCAGGTCGGCACCGGGACGGTCACTTGGTTCGATTACGTCGTCAACCGCTTCACGGCTGGCATTAGCGGGACGATGTGGGCCTAGTCCTCGTGGAGCCAGACCTTCCCCCACTCCTCCCACTCGGCGGGCCAGTTGCCGTGTTGGTTCTCCGGCCCGGTCAGGGTAATCTTGGCCATCCCGCCGGGCAGGACGCCGCCCCGGCAACCGTAACCGCCCGTGGCCCCGACCAGGACCGTGCTTTCCCCCGCCTTGGCCTGTTCCTTGGCCCGTTCCCACGCCGCCTTCTCCACGATGAACGTGGGGTAAATCGTGGCCGGCACGGTGACGCCCAGGGTGATGAAGTCGTCTTGCATGACTTCCTCCTTTCTACCAATGTAAACGTTCGGGCGTTACAACTTTCGGGCCACGCAGATTTGGTGTAAATTGTTCCCGCCGGCCATGAAGTTCTCCTCCAGGGTGATGGCAGAACGTATCTCCTGGGCAATGTCTTGCAATTGTCCCCACGAATAAAAGGCCCTGCCGTAGCAGGTGGGGTGGTAGACGCCGGGGCATTCGAGCCGGTAGTCATCGGCCAGGAAGACGGAGAAGGTGGCCTCGGCCCCGCGCTGGATGGCGGGGCCGAATTTTTTCAACAGGCGGCGGCATTCCTCGATGGACGTATGGGTGAACACGCTCAGCAGCAGGATCGCGTCCGCGTTTTGCAGGGCCTCGCTGTCCACGAGTGAGTCGGTCAGGCCGAAGTGCATCCGCCGGTCGTGTCCCCAATTCAGCATGGCGTTGGCCACGCCCTGGCCGACCCCGCCCGGCGGCTCGATGCCGTAATAACGGAAGTTCTGGAAGCGGCGGGACAGAAAGTCCGCCGCCCTGCCGTCGCCGCAGCCGTAGTCCACGAGGCAGAACGGTTCTTTTAATTTGTGGGCGATTGGTTCCAAGAAGGAGGCCACGCAGAGAGAACTGGCCGGCTCGTCGGGGGTGCCGTAGACGTAGCCGACGTGGTAAGATTCATTGGCGCTGGGGTAAGGCGTCTCCTTCCAGCGTTGCCAGGCGGCGCTCTCGTAGTCCATGACCTATATAGTTCCAGCCATGATAATCACCGCCGTCAGCGTCGTCCGCAACGAGGAAGACATCATCGAGGCTTGGGTAAGGCATAACCGCCCGCAGGTGGAGCGCTTTATCATCACCCTGCACCGTTGCACCGACGCGACCCCTTTTATTTTGCAACAACTTCAAGAAGAAGGGTTTGACCTGGAGATAACAGAAAGTAATGTCATCGGCCACCGCCAGGCGGAAACGATTACCGCGCTCATTCACGAAGCCGCCTTGGGCCGTCCCGATTACATCTTGCCGTTGGACGGGGACGAGTTTATATGCGGCGACCTGCGCCGGATAAACGCTCATTGGGCCTGGACGGTCTTGTTGCGTTGGCGTCATTATGTGCCCCAGGGGGACGTGATCGACCCGCTCAAACAGATCACCGGGCGTCTGCCGGAGACGGACGACGCCCACAAAGTCCTGATCCCAGGGTGGTACGGGTTGAGCGAGCGTTGTCATGTGGGCGAGGGGTCGCACGAGTTATACATCGACGCCACTCCGGCACCATGTTGTTTCACCGACCAGGCGTGGCTCGCCCACTTTCCGGTACGATCCGGCCAACAAATCATGAAGAAGGCGTTCACGGGCTGGTTGGGGAAGCTGGCCAACGATCTGGAGCCTGGGGGAAAAGATTCTCCGGCCTTTTATTGCGCCTGGAAGTCGCTTTTCGACGCGGCCAAAACCGGGGAGATGGACGTGGCGATGGCCACCCGCCGTTACAACTTACTCGGCCCGCTCATCGAGGAACCGTTGCCGCATCAGGAGTTAAGATACACGCCGCAGTGTTCCAAGACGGCGTGGGAAGTGCTGGCGGACATGGCCGAGGAGATGGCCGGGGAAGTAAGGAGGTTGCGTTAGTCCTTCTCCTCGAAGGTGATGCGGACGAGGATGCCGCTTTTTTCCTCGATGTGGAACCGATAGTCGAGGCGGGTGCCGTCGTGGACGAAGTATGGCACACACTTCGGGTGGGTCTGGAAGTAGTTCAGGACCGCCGCCCGCATGTCCTTGAGGGTCTGGTCGAGTTGGCGACTGCTCCTGCCCTGGAAGGTGGACAGCAGGTAGTTGATGTCCTTGATCGCCTGTTTCTTGATAATGCGTGCGAGCCAGAAATTGACCATGATATATGATAGTGCTGCGCAAACAATTATCGGGCGCGATAAATAAGGTATGAATTTCTGGACGGACAGCACGGGCCGAATCCTTTCGCCCTTCACGGCCCCGTGGTCATTGAGGCCGGGCGGGCGGTTGACGTTGACGAGCGGGCTGCCGGTGACGACCAGCGACGTGACCAACGCCACGACGGTTTATTACACCCCCTACGTCTCCAACGTCATTACCCTGTGGAACGGCAACGCCTGGCAGCCGATTGCCTTCAATGAAGTGTCGTTGTTGTTACAGTCGATCTTCCAGACGCGGCTGACGACCACGGGCGTCACCAACGTGCCGGTGAATTCGCCCCTCATCAAAAGCATCCCCTCCACCACCGGCATCCAGGTGGGGGACATGGTGGACGAACACAATTCGGTCTTCGGTGGCGGCTGTTACGTCATTTCGGTGGACAGCGCCACGCAGGTGACCACCAACACGTCCAGCAACGTCGGCGGCACCAATACTTTTTATTTTAACAACCCCTGTTATGACATTTTCGGCTACCTCGACACCAATAACGGCTTGATGCTGACGACGGTGGGATGGGCCAGTCGCACGACGCGGGCGACGGCGCTGGCCCTGACGGACGGCCTCCTCACGCTGTCCACCGACAAAACCCGCTTATACTTGGGCACCATTTATCTGACGAGCGCCTACGCAGGGAAGTTTGCTACCAACTCCTACTTCACCGCCGACTCCATGCTCAACCGCCTGGTGTGGAACAATTACAACCGCGTGGTTCGCCCGATGTTCTACCAGCCCTCGGTGGGAAGCTGGGCTTACGGTGCGGCGGCATGGCGTTTTGCCAACGGCTACAACGGGATGGCGTCCGGCGGGGCCACTTCGCCCCTGGCGGCGGTGAACTTCGTGTGCGGCCAGAGCGAGGACTCGGCATCGGCGGAAGTGTTGTGTCCGATGAACTCCTCGGCGGGCACGGCGGGCAACGTGGCCCTCGCCATCGACACGTCGCTGTCCGCCCCGGCCCCGACATCGGTGGATTCCGGGAACGAAGTGTCCACCGGGGAGGGGGGGATTATCGGCGTCTCCGACGCCAGTTGCAACCGCCCGTTCGCCGCCGGCTACCACTACATCGGCTGGCTGGAATATTGCCGGGCGGGCACCCTCACCATGTACGGCCTGGCCGGGCCGGGTAACCTTGGTTGCATGTGGGGATCAATCCGTGCCTAGCCCCCTACATAAAGTATGAACTTCTGGAACGACAGTCAGGGCCACGTTCTGAGTCCGTTGAATGCGCCTTGGGGTTACCCGCCCGGTGGCCGGCTGACGCTTACCACCGCCACCCCGGTGACGAGCAGCGACGTGTCCGGCGTCAACATGATTTACTACACCCCCTACACGTCCAACCGCATCTCCCTGTGGAACGGCGTTTATTGGGTGCCGCTCACGTTCACCGAACTGTCGATGGACCTGCACGGCTTCGCCATCAGCCAACGCCCCACGGTCACCGGCACGACGACGGCCAGCAGCCCGGTCATCACAGGCATCACGTCCACCAGCAATCTGGCCATCGGGGACTTGCTCGATCTGGGCAACAACTTCCTGGGGGACGCGGCCATTGTTTCGGTGGACAGCGCCAGCCAGGTGACCATGAGCAAGAACTGCCTCGCCGGTGGCGGCGGCAGCAACACACTTTATTTCTACTGCCCGCTCTACGACTTCTTCGCGTCCCTGGACGCCAACCAGAACGTGGTCCTGACCACCCAACCCTGGACCAACGCCACCACGCGGGCCACCAACGTAATTTTTACGGACGGGCTTTACACGCTGGCCAGCGACAAAACCAAGTTATATTTGGGGACCATCCAACTCAACCAGTACCATCTGGCCGTGGCCTACGCGACCGACGCGGCGGCGAGGCGGGGCGTGTGGAACGCTTACAACCGCGTCCGCCGGCAACTGCTGTTCCTGCACCCAACCGGCTCGTGGGCGTATAGCGGTGGCTACCGGCAGGCGGGCGGCAACCAGACGGCGATGCTGTGGTGGGTGAACGGCATGGTCGAGGAGTCCATGTCCCTGGAGGTCATTTGCTGCATCAACAGCCCGCAAAATACGGCGGGAAACGTCAGCATCGGCCTCGACAACATCAAGACGCCCAGCGCCGACCAGTCCAACGAAGTTTCTGCGGGCGTTGCCGGCGGTATGATCGGCATATCCCGTGCTACTTACAACCACTACGTCGCCCCCGGCGGACACTACGCCTCCTGGCTGGAAAACGTCCGCGCCCCCTCGGTGACCTTTTATGGCAGTTCCGGGGCTGCTTACACCAGTTCCCTCCGGGGTGTTATGCAGGGATAATTTCCTTGCGCCACTAAATAAGGAATGATCTTCTGGAACGACGCCTGGCAGCGAGTCAATTCGTACTTTACGGTGCCGCGCGGCAACCCGCCCGGCGGCAGGTTGACGCTGACCACCGGGCAGCCGGTGACCTACCTCGATACTACGGCAGCGACGGTGTATTACACGCCTTACGCCTCCAACTACATCGCCCTCTGGAACGGAGTTTACTGGCAGAGTTTGGTGTTTCTCGAAACCGCCTTCGCCTGTAGCGCCCTGGCCAGCATTATCCTGTCCTCCACCAGCAACACGATCTCCGGCTCGCCGCAGATTAGCGGCATCCCCTCCACGTCGGCGTTGTCCGTGGGTAATTTGGTGGACTGCGCCAACTTCCCCAACGGCACCACCATCACGTCCATCGTCAGTTCGACCCAGGTGAACTGTTCGGCCAACGCCACGGCAACCAGCACGATTGCCATGCGCTTTTATTATTCCCTCTACGACATTTTCGGCAGCCTCGACCCGAACAACGGCCTGGTGCTTAGCAGCCTGGGCTGGACCAACCTGACGGCCAGGGCGACGGCGCTTGCGCTGACGGACGGGCACTACACGCTCTCGACCGACAAGACCAAGTTATATTTGGGGACGGTGATGTTGACCAAGGCCCAGCAGGGGGTGCTGTTTCAGGCCACGGACAGCGCGACCTGGCGGGGCGTGTGGAACTACTACAACCGGGTGCCCCGGCAACTGTTTTTTTCGTCGGGCGGCGGTTGGACGTGGGCCAGTGCGTCCTGGCGGCAGGCAGGCGGCAACGCGGCGGCGCAGGTGGCGTGGGTGATGGGGGCGAGCGAGGAGCCGGTGTACCTTCAAGTCGTGAACCAGATGAACTCCAACATCGGCACCGCCGGCAACGTCGGCATCGGCATCGACAACCTCACGAACGGGGTGGCGGACGCCAACAATGAAACGTCGGTCGGCTCCAGTTCGGGCGGCATCATCGGGGTCACCATGTCGGTCTACCAACGGTACGTCCCGGCGGGCTACCACTACGGGGCCTGGCTGGAGTACGCCCGCGCCGGCACCATGACGGTGGGCAACGGTGTTCTACGAGGGGCGGTTCAAGGTTAGCCGCAAAATGCGGCGACCGCTCATAAATAAGCCATGAATTTCTTCACCGACAACCAGGGCCGCGTGCAGTCGGTGCTAACCGCCAGCTACGGTTACCCGCCCGGCGGCAGGCTGACGCTGGCGAGCGGTGGCCAGCCTTGCGCCGCCGACGTGGCGGCTGCGGCCAGTGTGTATTACACCCCCTATCGCGGCAACCGCATCTCCCTCTGGAACGGTTACGCCTGGCAGACGCTCACCTTTGCTGAATTGACACTGGCCGGCACGTCCGTCGCGTCCACCGGCCTGCGCATGGCCACCACCGGCAACACCACCGTCAACACGACCACCATCACCGGCATCCCGTCCACAACCGGCCTTGCGGTGGGGGACTTCGTGGATTCGGCCAACTTCCCCAACGGCACCTGGGTGAGCGCCGTCAACAGCGCCACGCAGGTGACGGTCACCGCCAACGCCACGGCGACGACTACGGGCGTGGCGATCCGGTTCTATGCCCAATTGTATGACGTGTACGGCTACTTCGACCCCAACAACGGCCTGGTCCTGACGACCCTGCCGTGGGCCAGCCGCTCGGCGCGGGCGACGAACATTTCCTTTTCGGACGGCTTTTACGTCAACACCAACGACAAGACCCGCCTCTATTTGGGCACGCTGGGGTTGGCAAGCGCCAGCCAGAGCGGCAGCAACACGATGTACGACACGCAATATGCCCGTCAGCTTTACAACTACTACAACCGAGTGCGGCGGCGGGCCTGGTGCAGCGACTTCTCGCCTCACACCTACGGCACCGCCAGCTTCAGGCCGTGGAATAACGGTTCGGTCGCAGCCGGAAACTACTGGAACATCAGCACGGTCGTGGGCGTGGCCGAGGATTCTATGGTCTACACCCTGATGGCCGACATGAACGGGGCGACGACTGGCGACCTCCCCGACATCGGCGTGGGTCTGGACAGCACCACCGGCGTGTTCTTCGATATGTTTTACCAGTATTACCGCGAACGGGCGAGCCGCGTCTTCAACACCAGCGTCGGGCCTGGCTATCACGTTTATTACGTCCTTGAGACGATGGCATCGGGGACCAGCGCGAACTTCAACGGCATGGAATTGTCCATTGACTTGTGGATATGAAATGCCGCCGTCTACATAGGTTATATGGCCACGGCGATCTTCTTGCGGTCTGATACCACCACCCAGGGAAGTTGGGTCGGCGTCTACGGCGCGGACGGCTACAATATTTGCGGCTACGGCAGCCCCTCGTACCCGGCGTATCTGAAGCTGACGCCGGGCAACAACAATCCCTACACCAACACGGCCTCGACCGCCAGCGTCCGGGGCCTGCAAAAATACGACACGCCCACGGATCGCTTCATCGGCGGCTGGTACGGCCCCAACAACACCGGGCAGCCGCTCACGCTCGACTTCCTGTTCACCGGCGACCACCAACTGGCCATGTATTTCAACGACTTCGACAACGGCTCGCGCTCGCAAACCGTGGTGCTAACGGACGGCGACACCGGCGTTACGCTCGACAGCCGCAATCTCGGCCTGCCCGTGGGGTTCTGGTCCCCGCCCCTGTGGCTCATTTATCGCGTCAACGGCCACGTCCGGGTGGTCATCACCACGCTCGGCAGCGCGACCACCCTGCTCAACGGCTTCTTCTTCGACCCCGTGAACACCGGCACGGTGTCCAGCATCGACGGCATCCTCGGCACGGTCACCCTAAGCGGCACCGATGTAATCGTCAGCGACAACACCCCCGCCGCCAATAATATTCAGTTCTCGTTGCCATCGCTCATCCCCAACCCGGCGGGCACGGTCCTGGCGGACACCTTCACCGACGCCAACGGCGTGGATTTGCTGGCCCACACCATGAATGCCGGCCCCGGCTGGACCAGGGTGGACGCGGGAGCGGTCATCCAAATTCAGGGCAACCAGGCCCAAGTCATGACGCTGGACGGGGCAAGCAACCGGGCGAGCTACGTCTGCCAGCGTGGCCTGACCGACTGTTCGACTTACGCCACGGTCCTGATTCCGGGTACGGGCGAAGCCGGCCTCATTTATCGGTATATCGACCCCACCCACTTCTGGGCTGTCACCGGCTACACCGGCGACGGCAAGATATATGTGTACCTCGCCAACGGCGCAGCACCAACGCAGTACACTTCCTTCTCCGCAGGCGTGCAGGCGGGCGTGCCGTTTCTCCTGCGGGTGGACACGTCGGGGAACGTGCATCGGTTTTACAGGGGTGGCACCCTGGCAGGGTCATTCACCGACGCCACCAACAATACCGGCACCCAATACGGCCTTAGAAGCTGGCAGGTCAACAACACCTGGGAAAACTTTAACTCGCCCGCCCAATTTGCCAACGCCACGGTCACCGTCAACAGCCGGGGCCGGGTCACGGCGGTGTCGCCGGGCCTCGCCAGCCCGCCGAGCCTCGCCCGCAAGTGGTATCCCCTCGGCAACCCGTTCGTCCTCAACCTGGCCAACATCAATGCCAACTACAACGGGTTCCGGGGCGGCTTCGCCAGCCACGGCTGGTGCTACTGCGTCCCGGCCAACAACGCCGATCTGGTCCGCGTCAATATTGATGACTTCGCCACCGTCCAGGCCATCGACCTGTCCACGGTGAACGCCAACTACACCAAGTTCGGCGGCGGCTTCACCGATGGCCGCTACGGTTACCTGCTGCCGAGCGGCAAGACCAACTCCGGCCTCATCGTTCGCGTGGACCTGCAAAGCTTCACGACCGCCAACGTGAACACGCTGAACCTGAACGGCATCAGCGCCAACCTCAAGGCGATGCGCGGTTGCTGCATGGACGGTGTGAACGGCTACGGCCAGGACGCCAGTGGCGACCTGCTACGGTTCAGCCTGAGCAACTTCACCCCGGCGGGATGCACCCTCATCAACCTGACCTCCCTCCTGGGCACCACCCTCGGCCCCGGCGGTCTGGAGACGGACGGCAAGAATCTGTACGCGCTCTGGACCTCGGCCCCCAACGTGTTCATCACCTGCACCCCCTTGAATAACTTCAGCGCTGCCGCCTCCACGATTGTCAACCTGTCCGCCTACGGCACGGGGGCCGCAACCATCCAGATGGTCCGCGACTACCTGTATTACTCGATCACCAACACCACGGTGACCCCCAACGTGCATCGCGTGGTCAAGATCGCCAAGGACTTCAGCCAGCAGTATGTGCTGAACGTCGGGGCCACGAACGCCAACTTCACTACTTTTTACGGCTGCTTCAACGACGCCCAGGGCCGCTATCTCTATATGGGACCGTCCGGCAACCAGGCGTGGGCGGCGCGGGTGGACCTGAGCAACTTCCAGACGGTCGAGGCCGTGAGCCTGTCGCCGTTCGGGGTCGGCAGCAGCAACGGCTCCTGGGGCGACGGGCGCTACGGTTTCCACATCGACCCGTCCGGTCCCCTGAGTCGGTTCCAGTTATTTTACGGAGGGCACTACTGATGGACGAAAAGGAAAAGGCGATCACGCCCCTGGCCGTCGCCGGCACCACCACCGTCGTCGCGGGCGTCACCATCGACGGCATGACCGGGGCCGTGACGCTCAACAGTCCCGACGTACTCATTGCCGACCGCTCCCCGACGCCGAGCAACATCCAGTTCTCCCAGGCCCTCGTCAACCCCAACCCGGCGGGCACCTTCAGCAACGTCACCCTGACCGTGGACACCAAGGGCCGGGTCACGTCCGCGTCCTCCGGCACGCCCCTCACGACTTTTATATCGCCGGGGTCGGGTTACCAACCCATGCCCCAGCCCGTCCAGTTGTCGCTTTACAGCATCAACCCCAACTTCAACCAGATGTACGGCGGTTTTGTCGCCGGCAAATACCAGTATTGCATCGGCTATCAGTCCAGCCCCACCCTGCTCGCCCGCGTGGACATCAGCGACTTCTCGACGGTGCAGACCCTCGACCTGTCCATCCCGACCAATTACGACCGCCTGTGGGGCGGGTTCAGCGATGGCCGTTACCTTTACTGCCTGTCCTACAACCAGGGCGTCGTCTACCGGGTGGACCTGCAAAACTGGACCAACACGATCTCGACCCTCAACATCCAGTCGCTCAATTCCACCATCAACCAGTTCATGACCGCCTGCACGGACGGACTGTACGGCTACGTCTCCAACTGGCGGGGCTACCTGTGCCGCTTCAGTCTCGCCAACTTCACCACCACCGGCGTCACCATATTAAACCTCAACCCGTTGGTGACCCTCAGCAGCAACTACCAGGACTATTGCACCGGCACGGACGGCAAGCAGGTCTACACGTTATGGGCCAACTGGAACAACAACAACGTCATGCTCACCGCCGTGGACGTGAACAACTTCACCCTCGGCGGCAGCAAGGTCTTGAACTTGAGCGCCTACGCCGGCATGGAGGCCCAGAGCTTCGTGCTGGCGGGGGATTACATCTATGTGATTACCCGCGAGAACTATAACGCCGTGCCCATCGGCAACGTTTTCAAAATCAGCAAGGACTTCAGCAGCGTCACCACCCTCAACCTCGCCGCCGTCAACAGCAGCTACGTCGGCTACTTCTCCGGTTTCACCGACCCCCAGGAGCGCTATTTATACCTGGGGCCGTACAGCCAGAACACGCCCCTGGTGCGGGTGGACCTGGGCGACTTTCAAAGCGTGCAAGCCGTCGCCCTGCCGAGCCTGGCGGCGAACGGCTGCGGCTCCTGCGGTGCCGGCGACGACGGCGTGTTCGGCTGCTTCCTGTTCAACGACTATAGCACCTACAACACTACCGTGGTGCGCATCCCCCTGTTCGACGGCGGCAACTGGTAATATTTCCTCCTAAACAACCGGACGTTTGCGCAGTATAGTGCGCCGTGGCCCTAAGAAAAGGAGGAAGCCATGCCGAAGATTCTGCCCGCCCGCTTCGTGCGGGACCACTTCCACTCGTGCAAAGCCTGCCACTCCACAACGCGGAAACTTTGCCGCCTGTGCCAGAAGTGTGACCAACATTGCAAGTGCGAAGAAATGCCCGATACCTTCGACCGCCGACTGCGGGTCGCCTTCGAGGAACTGTACACCAGCATCCATAAACTGGCCATCGAGTCCGCCGCCGGTGGCCCCATCACCGAGGGGGACGTTTATGAAGCCCTCACCAAGACCAACTTCGAGGCCATCATGAGTCGGAAGTTCAAGCCGCCCAAGGAGGACTAACGCCGGGTCTTGTCCTCGTCCATGCCGTTGAGCCACTTGCTGCTGTTGGCCCCGAAGTCGTACTCCGTCCAGTGGGCCTCGGCGGGATTGTCTTCGAGCGCCTTCTTCTCGTGGCGGCGGCGTTTTTTGTTGCCGGCCTTCTTAATTTTGCGCTTGAGGTCGCGGTAAAAACGTTTGTCATCGGCTCCGGGCATGGCACTCCTTTACATAAAAGTGGGGGACGTGGTAGGTGCCGAACACCCGGTCCCACCAACAGGTCACCACCCCGTAGTTATTCTTGCCCTTGTGAAAACGGTGGTGCAGGTAGTGGATCGGGTACTTCATCCAGAACACCCTGCGGGGATGATGGTGCTGGACCATGTGCGCCAGACTCATGACAAACGCATACACCAGCCCGCCCACGGCCCACCCCAGGAAGAACCACCAGCCGCCCAAGTACCCCAGCAAGATCAGAGGCAACGCCATCGGCGGGTAGTAAAAGCAGGCGTCCCACAGCCAGTCCTTGGCGTGGTTGGCCTTGTGGTGTTCCCAATGCCGCTCGTAAAAGAAGCCCCACTCGTGCATCGCCCGGTGCGCCCAATATTCGACCAGGGTGCCCAGAAACAACGCCGCCCCGAACGCCCCCAGGCAGGTCAGGATCGCTTCCATGCCCATAGTACGAAACCCACGTTCCACAGGACCACCGCCAGTATCCACAGCAAGGCCCACGGGTACGGCGTGATTCCCGTTAAGTTACAGATCAACTGCGCCACGATAATCAGCAACGTGCCGCCCACCTGCACCCACAATAGCCGCCCGGCCAACCGACGCTTGCGCTCGTAGTCCTCCTGCCACCACTCGTTAAACTTCATCGCTCTCCATGTACCGAAAAATGTCGTTCAAAGGTTTGCACAAAAACTGCGGCGTGTGCGGCAACGCATACTGGTCCCACATCGCCTGGGCCACCCAGCCCATCCCCTGGTAAAGCGGCAGCCCCCGTGCCGCCAAGGCCACCAACGCCAACGTCGGCCCCCGCCCCAACCCGGCGGCGCAGTGGATCAGCATGTCCTCCTTGCCCGCCGCAAAGTCCCAGATGGCGTCCAAGACCTCCACGGATATAGGCGTCCCCTCCAGGTACTCCAAATACATATCCCCCGGACGCCGCTTGTCACAGGAACGGCAGTGCCCGTGCTGGTCCGCATGATAAACGTGCAAGACCTTCTCGAAGTTCGCCGCGTGACGGTCGCAGGCGTCAAAGTTGCCGACGCTGACGCCCCGCCCCACCAGCGCGATCTGCGTGTCCCGCCTCACCACCGTCCCTCCAACATCTCGCGGCTCACCACCAGCACGTCGCCGCAGCCGCACTTGATCTCGTAACTCACGAACATGGCGTCAAAATACTCCCACTCCCCCTCCACCAACTCGCCGGGGTTGTGGCCGGCGTGGTGCGGGAAGTGCGTCTCGATCATCCGCCGGGCCTCGGCCTGCCACCGCGCGTCCTCCTCCTCGATCTTCGCCATCACGCCCCTGGCGAAATCGGGACTGCGCACGATCTCCTTCAGCCGCTCCACGTCATCGCGCATCACTCGGCACCTTTATCGGGGGTATCACACCTTTGCCACGCACCAGCGCGTTCTCCATGCCGCACCGCGAACACTCGAAATAACGCAAGGCACTCGACAGCCGGTTTTTGTGCCGGCACAACCAGCACGCCGCGTCCGTGTCCGCCAAAACGCTGTGGTTCACCCAGCGTACCACCCGGTCGCGGAAGTAAAACATCACGCAGGCCAGACCCAACAGCGCCAACTTCACCCACGGGTGCAAGCCTTCCATATTATAGCCGCTCCACTTCCTTGATCTGCGGCAACCGTTCGAGATGGTCCGCCCGCTCGACGCTGCCGTAATATTCCTTCTTCCGAGGGTCGTAAAGCACGACGCTCACCCCCAGGTGACCAAGCCACCGCAGGGTGAGCGCCGGGTTTTGCTGCCTGCCGTTGAGGGTGATTTTCACGGTTTCCATCTTTGGAATGTTTTCCCGTCACCCCGGAAACTTTTCACCGCGCCGTCCTGCTGGGCACAGGATATGTGTCACCTGGGGCGACCAGCCCCACTCGTCCCAGACTCTTCCACGCCGTCCCTTTCGGGATATTATCCCCCCTTGATATACTGCTGATTGGTCGAGGTCACCGCCTGCTTCCATCCCCAATCGTCCATCACATATTGACTGAATTCGGTGGGGTTCAGTTCGATCTCCGTCTCCGTCGTCAGTTCCAGCATCTTGAGAATGCGGTCATATTCCCGCGTCATGTCCATCGGCTCGACCAACTGCACCGCCCGGCGATAGCGTTTGCCGGCGCGGGCCTCGGCCAGCATCATCTCCAGTTCCTTGGTGATGTCTTCCCGATAACCCTCCTGGGCCTTCAGAAATAACTGGCGGTGTTCGTCGCGGTTCTTCTTGATGATCTTCGCCAGTTCCTTCACCGGGAACTTCATGGTCTGCGGCATCGTTCACTCCTTGTCCAACAGGACGATCAGTTCTTCCAACTCCTCCGGCGTCATCCCGAATAAGGGATTATGCTCCCCCAGAGGGTGGCCGGCGATCTTGCACGCCTCCATGACCACCCCCAATGTCGTGTTCTCCGAGCGGCGGATGTTCGCCACCAGGAAGGCCACGGAAAGCTTCAAAAGCAACTTCTGGCGTTCGGTCACTTGACTTTCTCCAAGAACACCGTGTAGTCGTCCGTCTTCCAGGTCATCGTCTTGCCCTGGAGGGACGTGCGGAACTGTCCGACCACGCGGCCTTCCTTGACCAGTTGCAGGACGGAGGGTCGGCTCGACGTGTCCAGGCGCAGTTCCACGTCGTAGGACTTGCCGTCCTTCTCGGTGGACGCCTGCCAGGTTTCCCCGACCTTCTTGATTTCAAAGGTTTCCTTGCCTTCTTCCTTCTGGTCCTCGCTCTGGATCGACGTGACCTTCCAGGTGCCTTCGATGTCCGCAAGGTTCTGCACCCCAGGCTCGTTCTGGCCGCAGCCCGCGATCAGGAGCAGGAGCGGGAGCAGTTTCTTCATGGTGGACTCCCAGGAGGATTGTAGGGAACGGGGGCAGGTTTTGTAAACCTACTTGCGTTTCAGCCGGCTGGCGTCGATCTCCACCAGTTTCCACTGGCCCCAGCGCTGCCGGTAGGTCAGGGTGGCGACCCCACCCATGTCGCGGCTCGGTCAGCACAGGTGGCAGTCCAACTCGACGGTTACCTCCATCCGCCGGCCCTTGGGCGTGAAGCCCTTGAGGACGACCTTGGTGGACTCGCCCTTGCCCTCGGCAAAGGTCCAGTCCTTGCCCTGGACCTGCACGGTCTGCCCGATCAGGTCGGCCTGGAGGGTGTCGGCGCTGAAGGTGTCGGCGGCGAAACACAACGAAATTAAAAGGGGTAGCATCGGCATCCTTGCATAATAAAAGGGTGGATCAAGGGGCAGCATCCTCGATCTGCGGAAGCTGCGTTAACACTCCTTCCAGCAGGAGGCGAACGTGAGCGATGTCCAGGGTTTCCGTGTTAAACCGCAGTTCAAACCGGCGGTGGTGCGTGGTGATCGGGGGCCTGGCCTCGTCCACCGATGCGATCACCACGCCCACCCATGTTCCACGCCTCGTCAGTTCTTCGACCAGTTCCGAGGACGTGTAGACTTCCAGTCCACTGTTCACGGTTCCCTCCTGTTGCCGCCATTCTAGTGTTTTATTTGGCCCCTGCCAAGCCGAATTTGTGCGTCAAACCAACCTCGACGCGGTACTCCGGCACCCCGATGTGCGAGCAGAGGCCGTGTTTCTTGGCCTCCTTGGCGGTCAGATACCATTCGGCGTGGCCCTTCTCGTGGATGATATTCAGAAAATAGTCTTCCTGTTTGTCCAGGTGCTTGGCCAGTTTGGCGAAGATCAATTTATGCAGCCGCTCGGTTTCCTTGGCGTCGGCCTTGATCTCCTCGATCTTGCCCCAATGCCCGGCGGACACGTCATGGATCATAAGGGTGGCGCTCTCGGCCATATAGCGGTGGCCGTGCCAACCGAACCCGAACAGCATCGCCCCGGCGCTCATGGCCTTGCCTTCCACGATGGTGGCCACGGGGATGCGTGAGTTTTGAATTTGAGAAACAATATCAAGGAGGGAATAGACTTCACCGCCGAACGAGTCCAGCACCACCGGGATGACGGTCTGGCCGGTTTCATGGGCCTTAGCCATCTCGGTGGCGAACTTCTCGGCCATTTCCTCGTTGAAGTTTTTGTTGACCCGGATTACCACGGGGTCGTCAATCAGGTCCGCCCGTTTCGCCTTGATGCCCGGATCGACCACTAGGTATCTGTGCATTGTTGACCTCTAAATCTTGCAGCAGGTAGCGGCGGGCCGAGGCCAACAGGTCCAGCAGCCCTTGGAACAGGTCGAAGTCCTCCCTGCTGGAACGCCCGTCGCGCTCGCGGGTGACACTCTGGATGAGCCAGTCCAGGGTCGATATATCTCGGATGATATATGTTTTGTCCCCGCATTCCAGCCGCACCAATCCCGCCGCGTACTCGCAACCAACCATCAGTCCTCTTTATATTACAGCATGTCCTCCGTCGATTGCAAGACCTCGCAACCCTGGCCGATGCACAAAACTTTATCGTCGTGAATCAGCGTGAAACTGCCGGTGGGAACCTGGCGGTTTTCAAAATGCAGACTTTCGCCGGTGGCGAGGTAAGCTGCGTGCAAGATGAAGTCGCAGTGGGTCAGCAGGAGGGATTTGGCCGGGAGCCTGTCAAGGACGTGGGCGATGCGGTGGCGGAAGTGGGTCAACGACTCGCCGTCGTCCCACTCGCGGATGTCCTCGTTGACGGCGAAGTGCAGGTGGGTCACCGCCGACAGGATCGCCGCCGACTGCCGGCACCGGCGCAAGGGACTGGTGAAGGCGATATAGCCTTTGAAATCCAAGCCCTCCAGATGGTGAGCCACGTCCCAGAGGCAATGTTCGCCTTCCTCGTTCATCGGCGGGTCGGAACCGTCGTTCGCATAATCGCCGTGGCGTATCAGGACCAGCCGCTTGAGGTAGAACCCCGGCGTCTGTGTATCCTCGAAAAACCGCCCGGTGTCCGGGTCGAGGAAGCCGCTTTTGACTTCTTCTTCCTGTTCCTGGTGGGAGAGCTTTCCGAAAGCTTCGCCGTGGTTCCGGCCAGTCACACAACGTCCGTGCGTGTAGAGTGCCGCTATAAAGCTCATCGCTTCCCTCCGTGGGTATTTACATAATAGCCCCGGAAATTCTCGCTGTCTAGCTAAATAGGCTATGGGTTACTTCAATGAGTACGTTAACAAACGGGATGCCAACGAGCGGGTGCCCAGTCCCTCCACCCCGACCGGCATGTTCCGCCGCTACGCCGAAGCCCGCGACAATAACGAGGCCCTGGATGAAGGATGGTGGGGCGATATGTGGGGCAAGGTGAGAGGCTGGTTTGGCGGCAACAAACAACAGGGGCAGCAGGGTGCCCAGCCCGGCGTACAACCCGGAGCGGCGGGGGCGCAGCAGCAACAGGCCGGGGCACCACAGCAGCAGCAGGGTGGCGGCGGTTTATTTGGCGGCTTGAAGGCCGGATTGAGCCAAGGTCTGTGGGGTTCGCCGCAGCAGCAACAGCAGGGAAAGGGCGGTCTATTTGGGGGTTTGAAGGCCGGATTGAGCCAAGGTCTATGGGGTTCGCCGCAGCAGCAACAGCAGGGAAAGGGCGGTCTGTTTAGCGGCCTGAAGGCGGGATTGAGTCAAGGTCTGTGGGGCAAGAAGCTGGGTCAGGCCAAGTAACTTTCCACGATCTGTTTCATAAAAAGGGCCGAGGTCGTGGGCGTTTCTTGCATCAAGGTGGCGAAGGGCGAGCGACCGGCGGCGAGATAGTTTGGCGGCTCGAACTTGAAAAGGGCCTTGGTGAAAACGGGCGGTTGGCCGTTTGCGTAGTGGATGAAGTTGTGGTAGGCTTCGTGGTCGAGCAGCGACATTTCGTAAGTGTGACTCCCCTTATAAGGCAAATATTTGATGTAATCTAACATCGCCAGCACCCAGCCGGCCCGTTCCAGGTAACGCCAAAATGATTGCAAATCCGGGTGGGCCTTGTAGTGGTCGAAGGCCAGCATTTCGGCCCAGGACACGACACGGCCAAAGAACTCATCGGGCATCCCATTAAAAGTGTAGACGCTGCCGATGGGGAACCACAGGTCATCCCTGCCGGTGCCCATTTCAATGTATTCCCGAATCTTGGGGGCGTGCTGCTCCACGAAGTCCAGGTTGAAGGACGGTTTGAGTTGGAAGGCCATCGCCTCCGGCTCGACCTCCATTGGCCAGTACATCACCATGTCCGGCTCGATGACGGTGAACGGCTGCTTGATTTCCTTCTTGTTGACCGCCGTGGCGACTGCATACGGCTTGTTAAGATGGGGGTAGCCCCGCTTCCGGCCCATGTTGTCGTGAGCCAGAAACCGGGTGTGCTTGGACAGGTTCTTGGTAAAATTGGGTTCGGCAGGGGTCTTGCTGGCAGCGACAGCAATCAAAAGGCGGTCTTGAAGACCATGCTTTTTGAAACTCTCGATCAGCAGTTCCAATTGCCAGTGGTAATAAGGCGTGTCCTCTGCCGAAACAATATAATCCATGTTCCTCCATCACAGTATCAAATCGGGGTCTGGCGGGGTCGTCTCACTGAAGACCTTGATGGCCAGCACGATCCGCTCGTAGATTTCCTGGGGGTTGTCTTTGCCTTTGCACAGTTCGCGGATGCGCTCGACAATGTTAGCATAGTGCGCCTCCAACCGTTTCTGCTGTGCCTCGTCCTTGGGCGCGGTCTTGCCCAGCAGGCACAGCAGTTCCTCGCGGACGGTTTCCAGGGCGCAGCCGCACTCGACAAGCACCTGGGCACCGATGCCGTCTTTCTCGCGGAGCAAGCCGAGGAGTAGGTGTTCGGTCCCCAGGTAGTTATGGCCGAAGTTGCGAGCCTCCTCGATGGCGTACTCGATGACCTTCTTGCACCGTGGAGTCTGGGGTAACTTGCCCATCGTTACCGAATCGGGGCCGGGCTGGACGATCTTCTTGACCAGTTCCTCGGCTTTATAGAGCGAAACATCCAAGTTGCGCAGCACGTTGGAGGCGACCCCGGAGCCTTCTTTGATGAGGCCCATGAGGACGTGTTCGGTGCCGATATATTCGTGATTGAGGCGCTGGGCCTCCTGGTTGGCCAACTGCATGACCTTGCGGGCGCGGTCGGTAAAACGTTCGTACATAATTGGTCCTTTCGTTAATGCTGCTTCTTGGGCTTCTTGGGCTTCTTGATCCAGGGTTTCCACTCCCCGGCGAATATCATCTCGATATGGACACGCCGCCTGACGTTCTTCGCGCACTCCTCATCCGTCTTGCCGTAGGCGAACATGGCGAAGTGTCCTTCCCGGAGGCACGGCACCGTGGGGAAGGGCGTGGCCGGCATGGGGAACTTCTTCAAGTCCTCGATCCAGGTGTCGCTGACGCGGCAGACCAGGCATAAATCCACGACCTCGTACTGGTCCACGTCGCCATATTCCAGACGGAGGTTGACCAGAGGGTTTTCGCTGATCGGAAGGGATTTCTCGCTCCGCAGCTTCTCCAGGTCTTGGTCATTGAGGCCGAAGACGTAGACCTTCTGGTGGATGTTGGGACGCAACTTGAAGCTAATCATCGTCAAAGCCCTCGATCTTTTCGTCGGCTTGCGCCAGGTTTTTCCTCCATGCCTCCAGGTTATCGCGTTCCGGGCAGTCGGGCACGCACGCCTCGACCTCCGCGATCCGTTCCATCGTGTCCCGTTTGTACTTTTCCCGGCCCTTCTTGCCGCGCATCTCCTCGATAATTTCCTTGATGTCCCGCCCGTCTTCGGGCCTGAAATCCCGCCGCAACTGGCCCAGGTGGTTCTTCCAGCAGGGGCGGCAGACGTAGGTGGGCCGGTTCATGAACTCCAGGGTCTTCCGTTTCATCTCCGGGTCGGCCTGGCACATCTCGTAGAGGCTTTTTTCACAGGTAAGTTCCAAGTCGGCCTCGGTGTGGGGGCGGCGTTCCTCCAGTTCCAGAGGTTGGCCGCAGTGCCAGCACCCTTCCCCGGTGTCGTACTCCTCCTGCGAGTAATGGAATTTATGGGCGAGGATTTCGCGGGCGTGCTTGCAGTCGGCGGCGGGTTTCTTCATAGGTTAACCTCGCAGTTCCTTGACCAAGGCGATCACGGCAGCCGAGTCCACGTTGGCCACACCCTGGGTCTTGAGATGCTTCATGGCGATGCCGGTTGCCTGCCCCTCGCTTTTGGCCGACTTGATACTGTCGGCCACGACCCCCAGCAGGCCGCGAAGCTGGCCCTCCGACAACGTGGGCGGGAGGAGGCCCTGGAGGTAACCGCTTTCGGCCACCAACTGCTTGGCCTTCTCCACCTGGCTCTCCAGGCTGACGCCATGCTCGCCCATTTGCCGGACGGTTTCAGCATTCGCTTCCATGATCTTCTTGATGATGCCGATGATGCGCTGGTCGTCGGCAGCGTCGTTACTGGCGTGCCCCTGGCGGGCATCGGCGGTATCCACTTCGCCCAGGACCAGGCGCAACAGGTTCTTGGCCAGGTCGTCCTTGGACTTCATGGCCTGGGTGAGCTTCGCTCGTAATTGTTCGCGTATTGCCATGTTATTCCTCCTGGGGGCGAAGGTAGGGCCGGGCGATGTCATAGCACCGCCGGACCTTATTGAGATCGAACACCTTGTCGTCGTCGCTGCGGACCTTGGTTTCCAGGTCAATCCAGATAGTCGAGTCGCCCACGGCATCGTGGATTCTTTTCAATTCGTCGGCCAGGTTATCCGGCCCCAGCCCGCCGGCATAGCCGGTCAAGACTTCAGCATGGGGAATGGGAATCCACTGGCGGGGGACGATGCCTTTGCCGCCACTGTGGTCGAACAGGGGGACCGCGTTGAGGCCACGGGCCATCGCGCCGCCGCCCCAACCCTCCCCCATCTCGTCGTCCGATTCCTCGTCGCTGGCGGGCGAGTAGTAGAGGTAGTCGCTGGTGCCGTTCACCTGGAAGATGAACGTGGTCCGGTCGTGGCAGGCAGCCAATTCCCACCAGAACTGCTCCACCGGCTCCAGGGAGGACGCAGCGAAGTTCAGTTGTATCCGCTTCCACAGGCGGAAGTGGTCTGCACGTTCCGCCCGGTAGGTGAAGCTGCCGATGAGCAGGTCGCGGACCCAACGCCCGCACAGGTGGCCGCTCAACATGGGTAATTGTACTTCCGAAGCCGCCAGGTTGTCGAGCCACTTCGGGCCGGGGAAACGGGGTGCGGCTCCTTCGCCCCGCTTGCTCAGCAGGATGCCCCACTCGATGCGGGGGCAGTCCTTCTGAACGGCAGCCAGTTGCTCTGGGGTCACGGACTCGTCCGCCCCGGTAAAGGTCACTCGGTCGATGAGCATGTTATCTCCGGTTTACGGGTCCACGGTCATCCCCATGACGGCGGGGATCGCCAGGCGAGCCACGATGGTGGCGTCCATCTCGTGGTCCTTGACGAAGTTTAGTACCTTCTGTTCGGTGGCCGGGCCGTGAAACTTGACCCATTCGTTGAGCATGGCGGTCAGCACAGCACCTTGCAGGCGGCGGGCGAAAAGCCACTGTAACGCAACGGCGAGGGCTTCCATCGGCGGGTTGTCACCGCGTTTTTTCTTCGCGGCCAGGATGCCTTCGACCACAACCAGGAGGGTCGGAGCTTGCTGTCCGCCGTTCACGGTTATATTCATTTAGGAAAAGTTTTGCTCGAAGACGCGGTACACTTCCGCATAGGCCACGCCCCATGAGGCATCATGCACCGTTTTTTCAAATTCCAAACAGTCGAGAACGTCGTGTCGGTGGTTCCACGCCCTGGCGTGCGCCCACTCGTGCATCAAGGCGTCGATACAACTATTTTCCGGCAACTCCCTGTTGATGCGGATGAAAAAACGACTGTCCTTCCGGTAACAGTCCCCGTCCTTATCTCTCAGTTTAACACGCCGGACACTCACCGGATAGGCCGGCGGGCACTGCTTGCGCAGGAGGCGAATGAGTTTTTTGTAATTATCGTAGACCATAACACCCCCGAAACCCAATTATTTATGGAATTCCGGGGGAATTATAGCTCGTAGTGCGCCCGGTTGGGAACGTCATGGACGACCGCCCGACGCAAACTGTTACGATACTTGGACTTGAGACGACCCAGGAAGGCGGTGAAGGGACCGATGTGGTCCGCCCGGTCTTCCCACAGGTCGATCTCCTCCAGGCCGTCATGGACGAGGCGTTCCTCAATGATGCCGCACTTGATCTCGAAGGTATCGGAGCCGTTAATGCCCCGCATCCCCCGGAAATATTCCTCATCGAAGGAAATATCAAAGTGGGCGAGGATTTCCTGCACCCGCTTGCGGTTCTTGTGCGGACGGCCCGTCAGCAGGACGTTAAAAGCGTCCTGGTCGGCCCTGGCCTGGAGGTACTGCTCGTAGGTCCAGAGAATCAGTCGCTCGCGGGGCGGCGGGTCCGCGATGATGGGTGGCATCAACGTTTCGATGCGCCCCCACCAGCCGCCGAACGGCCACGCCTTGCCGGTGCCTGCCAGGTATAGAACTTCACCCTCGGCACGGTCTGGAGAGTTATAGAGCGTACCGTCGAAGTCCCAAATTTTGAGTTTCTGCCTACCGTTGCAGAAGGTGGGCTTGGGCAGGTCGAGCCACTTTTTCTTCAGGTCGGTAACTTTCATTTCCATCCGATTTCCGGGGCAAAAATCTGGTCTAAATCAAGCTCCCGCTCGACCTTGACCTTCTTGAGCAATGGCTCGCCGTCGTAGCCGATGCCGACTTCCTGGCCGGTGACGATATAAATGGGGTCGATGTCCTTGCCCCAATCATCGCGGTCACGTTTCATGCGGGCGAGCAGGCCCGACAGGGTGTCACGCTGGCGGTCGTCGGGGTCGTTATGGAAAACGACACGAAACCTGTTGCCTTCGGGCACCGCCTCGAAGACGCTGACGCCCGCCTCCTGCCGGCCCTGAGCATAGTTTAGAGAATATTCCTGCGGACGCCAAGTGCCGATTCGCAGGAACACCCTACCTGCTGCTTCCATGAAAATCCTGAACCCGTGCATGGAGTTATATAGTTCATGACTCGCTGTAAACGTCGATGGGCAGACCTTCAAATGCCAATTCCGCCAGCCGCAGTTCGCGGAGCAGCCGCTCCAGCCGCTCGTGGGTCAAGTGCTTGAAATAAATCCGGTCATCACCCTTTTCAATTTCGACGCCGCTCAGGTCAAAACGCTGGAGGCAGTGGTAGATGTGGTCCACGATGGCCTGCTTCTTCTCGTCGGTCAGGACATCGTATTCCTCGATGTAGCCGTAGGTTTCCTGAACGTCCCCCTCTGGAACGCAGCCGTCGTCCCAGAAGTCGTCCCAGATATTAAAGGGGATGCGGGCCAGTGCTTGCATGGTGTTCACGATTGCTCGTGCCTCCTGAATGCTGATGATCGGCTTCCGGTAAGGTGCTTCCAGAAAATAGTGGTCGTCCTCGTGTTTGGTCCACTGTTTTTCGCGTTCGCGGTGGTAGCCGGCCTCGTTTTCTTCCTGGCGTTGTTCCTTGTCCTTGCGGGCGCTTTTGCGGAGGGGCTGTTCCGGCTTTTCCTTGGGCTGGGCGTTCTCCAGCCAGCGCTCCTCGCTCCGCGCCCGACTCAGCTTTCGTCGGCGGTATTTGGAGATGGTGGACTTGGGCCGGGAGTAGAATTCCCATCGCATGACAGCACCGCTTCAAATAACGTGTAGTTCCTGCTTCCTTTTCCTGGTATGGCGAAGACCACTTCACGAAACACGCCGCGAAATTCGTTCGCCAAATACCCGTTGAACTGGCCGGCGATCTCCACGGGATCGTTGTTGAAAACGCCGCATCCCCACGCCCCCAGGATTAAAACCTCATGCCCTTCCTCGGCGGCAATCTCCAAAATGCGTTTGATCTTGGCTCGCACCAATCCCGCCTGATGCGGTTGCGGGTTCACCACCGCCGGCAGCGTTATAACGGATGCCACAAACGGGTCGTGGGCCACCAGATGACTGTCCCGCTCCACCTGGCACTGACAATAAATCGCCGCAAGTCCTTCCAGGGGATAATGTTGCCGCACCTGTTTGGTGTCCATTATATCCGGCAAGTTCGAGCGCCGGAACAGGTCTTCCTCCTGGGTTTTGATCGGCATGGGCACATGCTGGACGCTTTTATAGCCACCGCCGGGGCGTTTGTGGGACGCGAAGTTCAGGCAGCAGGCGTTGTCGTAACGGCTGGCTGCCCCGAAGGTATCTTCGTCCGTGACGCTAATGACGGTGGTGAAGCGGTCGCGCACGACCGGGTTAAACGCATGATGTTCTTTGTATACTTTCATTTTCTCCCCTTCACGGGCACCCAATTGGTGTCCTCTGGGTATACGGACAAGAAATGCCACTCCCAGGTTCCGTCTTTTTTACGCAACTTGACCGTGTACCAGGCGTTACCGTCTTGGTCCACGTTGGCGATCCTGACGGGGCGTTTGCGGGCGATGATCTTTCGGTAGGTCCGCACTGTCTCCTTAGCAATATAATAGCGGGGGTCGCCCTCGCCCGGCACCGCGACAATGCGGATTTTATCACCGACTTTCAATCCCACGGATGTCCTTCCAGTATTCATCGGCCACGTCGGCGTCGATACTGACGGGGCCTGGCTCGGCGTAGTGGCGGTCTTGGCCGTTCTTCTTGCAGCCGCTAATCCAATACTCGTGGGCGGTCTGCGGGTCGTAGAAGTTCCCGCAGATGCCGCCTCTGACCAGCCGGCGCAAGGTTCGGTCCTTGTAGTATGCGGTGTTGCCGGTACGGGAGAAGCGGACCCTGCCGATCCAGGCTTCTCCCGTTTCCTTGTCCTCCACATACATGATGCGGGTCTGCTTACCGGCCATCGTCCGCCTTCTTCGTAATTTGCAAAATGCGCCGGGGCACCTGCTTGATCTGGTTCACCGGCTGCATCATGAAGTTCAGCAGCAAGTCCACGGTGGCGGTGCCGTCGTCCACGACGCCGGCATCCAAAGTTTCCCCCGCCTGCACGGAAACTTCCGTCTCGTCGGGGGTCTTCAGGCTCCACTCCTCCTTGAAGGTCACGTCGGCGGGGTAGTAGTCCACCGGCAGCACGCGGACCTTCTTCTTGGGGATGTCGTACCACTCCAGCCCGGTTTCCTGGTCCAGAATGTGCATCCGCAACTCGCCGTCACCCTGGTCTTGGACCTCCGCGTAGAACGTGTCGCCCCGCCAGAACATCATGATGGGGCTGTCTTCGTCGTGGACGGTGGTTTGGTCCTCGTGGTCCTCAAGGAAGGTAACGCGGACTTCCTGCCATTCCTCGGTCATCGTCGCATCTCCAGGGTGTTCTTAGTGATAACGTCTTCGTTCCACTTGCATCCCTGCGTAAAGTCGGCCCGCACCATTTTGAAACGGTGCAAGACGCGGCGCTCGTCGCACACTTTGACGTACACGCCCTCCCGGCGGTCCTTGCTGGAGAAGGGGGACGGTTCGTTGCAGAAGCCTTCCAACTGCGCCCAGCCCTCCACAGGGCCGTCGTGCAGCAGGGTCGGTACGCAGAAACCAGCTTCCAATAATATCTGGCGGGTTTTTCCCGTATTCAGGTACTCGCCCGCCTCCGGGTCGTATATATCATAAGCGAGGAAAAGGTCCGGCAGGCGGTCGTACTCGACGCCGTGCAGGGCGTACATCCACTCGCCATATATCCCGACCGACCCTCCCATCATACTGTTGACCGCCTGGAACCTGTTCTTGTTTTCGTAGAAAAAATTCCAGATCGGTCGGAACTGAATCTTCGCCGGGGTGTCCTTGAGGTAACCCTTGCTGAGAATGTGCGTTCGGTTCCGAATGACCGGAAAACCATCCCGCAGCATCAAAGCACAGTTGGCCCCGTCAACCTTCTCCTCGACGTAAACTTCTAGCTCGTTGAAGATTACGGCGCACTCGGCCTCGGTAGCCACCAGATCGTCGCGTACCGCGTTCGGCTTCCACGGCAGGTGCCGGGTGCGTGGGAATTCGGGCAGCATGGCCTTGTCGGACTTCGGCATTGACGGAACCTCCTGGCCGTACTATACTAGAGATTAGGACAGTTGTAAAGGTAAACTGCCCGGCGAGAAAAATGGAAAACGGCGTTGACAGATTGGCCGGGCGGGAGTAAAAGAAGATCAGCAACGGCGAGAGCCTTGCTCTTTGACAACCGGGCAAAGGAGTCCGCCCGCTCTTCGGAAGGGGAGCGGGGCATCGAGAAGGCTGTGGGCAATCGGACGGGCAAAACCCGCCGAGACGAAAGCTAAGACCGAGGGCAGGGGCGTGGCAACACGCACGGGGAGGGGAAACCACCAGCAATGGCGGGGGAGCCAAACCGGAAACCACAGCAGGCGTTCGACAGTAGGATGGGGTGAATAACCTGGCGGTTCAGAAATGGGTCGCCAGCGAATAAGCCCAAGGCGGTCACCAGAAACGATCTTGGGAACGCACCACCGCAAGTGGGCCTGGGTCGGGATGATCGCAGTCCTAGTGGCACCGAGGGGTAAACGGCGGGAGTAGCAGTGCCTTGCCGGAAAAGCCCTCCGCTCAACAACGGAGCATCGCTGGCGAGCGAGGATGTCGGTGCTGAGCCTGGCGGCTACTCAAGAGCCGCCCGTGAAACGACGCAGACCCTCCTGCGACAACATGAGGGAGGATCGTGGTAAAGACGGCAGTAAGTGCTAAACTGAACTACCGTAAGGCAAGGTAGTCGGTTCGCTATGGGAGGCGGTTACTCTCACTTTATCCTGCTGCAAAGCAGGACAGCGTGGAAGGCAAAACCACCGAAGTGGAAACCGGCGATCAAACCCCAAGGCAGTGAGAAGGTGCAAGCTGTCGAAGACCACGCACTGTCACGCCACAAGGTCGGCGGCGGGTCCAAAGGGCCTGGAGGCAGACATACCTTGTGGAAAGCTGCAAGTAAACGGTGACGGACTCGACCGGCACGTTTCATACCTCTGCCTAGCAAGTGTGGAACGCGAAAACTGATCTGCTGGGAAGACCCCGGCGGTGTTAGAAATAACGCCGCCGGGGTTTTCTTTTTGCGCATCTCCAGCTAAATACCGCTAAGATGAATCTGTCGTTCAGAATGTGGATGCTGGAAGATGAAAATGGCCTGCATGAAATGGCGTCCTTTCACTTCGGCCAACACCGGGACAAACAACACACCGAAATCCCATCGGGCTATCTCGATTGGATGCGAAAACAGATACGCGCAGGCAAGTCCAGGGGATTTGACGTGCGCGAGCGTGGACGGGCGCTAGGCAATGCCGATCTCCTGCGCCTTATTGACCAGGAGCTTGATCGCCGGGGCTACGCCTCCGAAGAAGAACCGCCCGCCCGCCCAGCACCGCCTCCTCCCCGCCCGGCAGCCCCACCACCACCGCCACCAGCCCGTGCCCTCCCGTCCGCATCGCAGGCCCCGGCGGAAAAGTGGTGGACCCTCGCTAAAGTCATCGGCACCAATGCCTACGGGCTTCAGGCCGACCAAGATGTGGCGCTCTCGAAAAATAAGGAAGGCAATTGGGAGTTCGTCACCCTGGACGCGGAGCGTCACTCCGGCGTAATCCCAGCCGCCAGCGTCAAGTCAGTAGTCCGCTCCATCAAGGGCGAAAATGACCAGCCCATCCAATCGCAAGACCTGGCCGACCTGTTTCAACGGGTAGCGCCTGAAGACGCCCCCGAAGAAGAAACACCGGGAGAAGAGCCGGCGGCTGGGGAGGCCAGCCCCAAGAAGAACCCGCACATCCTCTCGGACGAGATGCTTGACTCCGGCACCGCTCCGGGCGAAAAAAGTGAACAGCGTCAGATTGACGAGAAGTTCAAGGAGATCATGGAGGGTGGCCGGCAGAATCACATCATGATTAACGCCCTGGCGGGGGCTGGCAAGACGACGATGTTGAAGCACCTAGCCTGGAAGTACGGAAAGCCCGGCCAGAAGTGGCTGTATCTGGTCTTCAACACCAAGAATAAGGTCGAGGCCAAGGAGAAGTTCCCGCCGTGGGTGGAAGTGGCAACGACCAACGGCTTCCTGGGCAATATGTTGAAGTCGCAGGAAAATAAAAGTCGCATCCGCCAGACCGACCGCACTGCCGACATCAGCAAAAATCATCCCGGCGAGAAGGGCCAGATGGAGAAGGCCCGCATCCTGGTCAGTTTCTCGCCGCAGTTCAACCAACTGGTGCAAAGCCTCGGCTTGCCGTCCAAGGACGCGGCCAAGATGGTTCCTGCCAGCGACAGCATCAAGAAGACGCTCGGCAGCCTGCTCAATTCCATGCAGTATCACTTCAAGGAACAAGTGCTGACCCTTACCGGCCTGGCCAAGTCGTTCTCGCTGGACCCCCGCAACCAGGCCGAAGTGTTGCCCAAGTTGAAGTGGGTCATGGAGAAGTATGACTTCGACACCGCCTTGAGCGAGGTCAAGGATCGCATCGAAAAATACGCCACCAACAGCCCCAGCTACCATGCCACGATCACCGGCCATCTGAGGCGGATACTCGGCTACGATTTCATGCAGAAGGATTATAAAGACGAGATCATGCAGGCGACGGCGTGGATGATGAATGAAACCATGCCACACGCCTCGCAATACACCTACAAGAAGGACGATTTCGAGTACCCGATGGGCCGGTTCCGCGACTTCAACGACGACCTGTGGTTCGCCGCCGTCCACGCCGATGAACTGCACTGGCCTCACTTTGACGTGGTGTTGGCCGATGAAGTGCAGGACTTTAACGACAATCAGAAAATAGCCATCAAGAAACTGCACGAGGCCGGCGCGAAGATCGTGGCCGTTGGCGACCCCAACCAAGCTATATATCGGTTCAGGGGCGCGGACGGGGACGCCTTCAATAATCTGGCCACGCAGTTGGGAGACTTGTCAGCCGACAAGGAAGGATGGAAACCCTTCACGCTCTCCAAGAACTACCGCTCCCGCAAGGCGATCTTGGACTTCGCCAACGAAAATACCCACGTCAATAATTTGAAGCAAGGCAAGGTATTCAAAGACGGCCACGACGGCACCGTGACGAGCGGCGACGTGGAATACGACGACGTGTTCGGCCAGTTAAAGGAAGAATGGCGGAATGCACGGGCCGACAAACTCAGGGGCCGCGATACTAAGGTCAAGCCCACAGCCTTCATTGCCCGCACCAACGAACCACTGGTGAATGCGGCCTTGAAGTTGTTGGCTAACGCGGTGCCCTTTATCATCGTCGGCAAGGACGTGGCCAAGGATTTGCTGTCGCACATCGACCGCGTGGTGCGCATCACCGGCCTGGGGGACTTCGCCCCGGTGGCGGACCTTCAGGAGAAGCTGAACGAGCATCTGGAAAAGGAGATGGATCAGCACGGCGGTGTTCCGGCTAAGCGGGCGCAAATGCAAGAATTGCAGGAGACGACCCAGGCTTTGTTGAACTGCATCAGCATGTTCGCCCCGGAAATGGCCGAAGATTATCCGGGCGACGAGCCTGCATACGGACGTGGCCGCAAGCCGGCGGGCAAGAATATCAGCCAGTTCAAAGCCTGGCTCAAGGCGAACCTTTCGGGCCTGGACGTGGCCGAGAAGGAAAAAGACCTGATGGAGTATCGCCGCAAGGTCGAACAGGAAAACCCCGTCATCCTGACCACGGCGCACAAATCCAAGGGACTGGAGTTCGAGCGGGTGTACATCCTGCGCAACGACCAGTTCCCGCACCCCAAGGCCAAGCGACCGGAAGACCTGGCCCAAGAGGACAACGCCAAGTATGTGGCGTACACGCGGGCGATGGATGAGCTTCATATCCTGAAGCTGGAGGGTCAGCCTGGTTATAAATCGCCAAGTGCTGGGGGCAGGCGAGTGGAATTCTAAAGGAACGGACTAACTACTACCATGCAAAGCTTTCAAGAATATCATGCGGTGCGACAACTTGCTGATCTTTGTGAGGCCACGGGCGACAGCCCGGAAGCGATCCTCAATGAATTCATGGGATTCCTGCGCAGAATGTTCGGCGGCAGGCAGCAACAACAGCCGGAACAGATTCCGATTCCTCGACCATCAGGGTCGCTTAGGGGTGCGGATGACCGGGGGTTGGGTCTTTACCGAGGGCAGGACATCGAGCGCTACCAGAGGGGCGAGGGACACGCCACCCAAATTTTGAAGGGCTTGCAGGATGGTTTCCAGAAGGTGGTGGCTCAGGTGGGCCAGCAATTTGGTGCCAAGGCCCAGCCGTTTTTCGCAGACCTGCAACAAACCGTGGCGAGCTTTGTCAACAAAACTTTATATGACAGAATTAAGGTCAAGTTGAAGGACGACCAGGGCCGGGTGGGTCTAGGCGATCCGAATATGATGCGCCAGATGCACGGCGGCTACGGCCAGGCGTCGTTAAACCCGGCCCGCGCCGCACTGCCCCAAAACGCTCCCAAGGTTAGTAGCCGTAGAGGTCGCTAACCGCCACCCATTCTTCCTTCTTTTCTTCCTCCGGCTTGTCGCCGCCGAAGGACTTCTCGTCGTCGCCGCCGCCCTTCTTGTGGTGTTTTAGTTTATTCAACATATCCACGAAGCGGTTCTTGGACAGGTCTTTGCGGACCCCTTCCAGTTCATGGGCCTTTGGCGTGCGGCCAAGGTGCTGACTGAACTTCGGGTTGATCTGCTTTTTGCCGTCCGGGCCATCGACCATTTTGTTTAGGTCTTTATCGTCGTGCATCAGGAAGGCGTCGGCGTGATCGCCTTGTTTGCCGACCATCTGCATCCACTCACGAATCTTATTCTTCGTCAGACCGTGGTGGGCACTTTTCAGGTCGTACATTTTGTCGGCGTCAAAACCTTTGTCGGCCCAACCGTGTAGCTTCACCAGGAAGGCAATGTCGTTGGCTTCCTGCTTGGACCAGCCGCCCCCTGTGAGCATTTGTTGTACCTGCTGGGGGTCGTTATTGCGCAGAATCCATGCCGGGGCCAGCCATCGGTCGCCCTTGAAGTCCGGCGGCATTTCTTCGGGGTTGAACTCGACGCCGGGGAAAACGGCACCGAGCAGGCCGAGCTTGCTGTAGGCACCCAGGAACTTACGCGGATCGGAGTCGGGATGTTCCAGGCCGCTCAGGAATTCCTTGCGGACATGGCCCTTGTCCACGTCCTGCATGTCCTTGTAGCGCTCAATGGTGGCCTTATATTTGTCCGGGATTTTTTCCGGGTTGCCGAACCGCGAGAGCATCTTGACGTAGCGCTGGGAGGTCGAAGGGTCGGCCCGCAGCTTGTCTATTAAGCTCCCGATGGCAACTACCTCACCATTTTTCAGGTGGTGGGCACCGCCGTGTGGGTCCACCAACTCGGAGTTCTCTCCATCGCTTTGGTTGAGCGGGATGTACATTCCATTGATCGTAAAGTCCCTGTTAAGGGAATCTTCTTCCACTGAACCCGCCGCCTCGCCTTTCTCCGGCTTGACCCGCCGGCTTTTGGAGTGCTTGGACAGGGTGGCAAGGTCGAACTTCTCGCCGTTGATTTCCACGGTGAATTCAAGTTCCTTGCCCTGCATGTCCCACCGGCTGGGGTAGAAAACTTTATTCTTGCTGCCCGCCGCCGGCAGGTCATGGTAACGTTCGTCCTGGGCCATCTCCGGGTCGCGCGGCCTCACTTCTGTGAAACCATGCTCCGGGTTGGCCAGGATCATACGCATTTCGCTGGGGGTGGCATCCGTCACCAAGTCGTAATTTCGGGGCGTCTTGCCCTTCAGATGGTCGCGGACGGCACCGCCGGTTAAATGCAGCGTCTTCTTCTTGAGCATCGGCTCCATTTCACCCTTGGTTTTGTCAATGGTGGTATAGCCCAGGCCGACCTTATCGGAGTCGGCAAATGCTTTGATAAGATAACGCAGGTTCGGGTGGCTGGAACGGTCCACGCTGAAGGGGGCGAACTCATTGCTGCCTTCCTTCTTTTGCAACTTGATCTTGGACGTGATGAGTTCCTTGGCCTTTTTGCTGACCTCATCGCCGGGGCCGGTGTAGGAGCCACCGCCGCCACCGCCCTTCTTGTCGGAATCGCCGTTGTCAGCCTTCTTGTCGGAATCGCCGTTGTCCTCTTCGGCTTCCTTGTACAATAGATATTCTTCAAATTTGGTTCTCATTCTACCCTTCCAGCAAAGAATAGCCTACACCCCTTATTTATCCACCGGCCAAGTTTTCTTCCACAAAGTATCGGCCCCCTGGCGTTTTATTTCCTCATAACCCTCCCTCGCCATCCACTGATGAATTTCCTTGAGGTAGGGGTGCGGGTAGTCCGTCTCCAGCCGAATGTAACAAGGTCGGCTGCGCATGTCCTTGAGGATAAACCATTCAGAGCCTTCGCAGTCAGCAGCCAACACATCAATCTCGCCGTCGTCCAATCTGGAGAACGGCACTCCTTCCGCCATGTAGTTGGGATAATCCGCCGGGTTCAGGTTTACCATCCGAAAATAATCGTCCTTGTTCGTATGATCGTAGCCGGCCTCCATCGCCGGGCAGTGGGGGATGCCCTTGACGTAGGACGTTGCCGAACAGTTGACCATCTCTACCAGGCGCGTCCCGCCGTCTACCACCGCCCTCTGATGGACCACCACTCGCGGGTCGGGCCAGCGTTCCCGTAACACCTGGCAGAAGGTGGGACTAGGCTCCACGAGGATCGCCTTGCCATAACAAGGGAGGTCAAGGATGTCGGCAAATTGGGAGTCTTCTGGCAGGCAGACCCCGACCTCACAGATGGTGCGAAAATAGAGACACTTCATGATCTATTAGAGTGCCAAAGTTCACGACACGTCTGGGCGATGCGGTTGGGCAGCCAGGGCCTCCGCAGGAAGACGGTGCCGAAGGTCCACGCCTCGGCCCCCATGCACCGCCGCGTCACAACTTCTTGCACACTATCAATACCCCCGCCGGAAATGATGGGGGTCTTTGTCGTAACGGTTTTTATTTTCCAGAGGGCGTCCTTGGCCTGGTGGGCGATGAGCGGTCCTGAAACCCCGCCCGGCGGCTCCAGGGGTGATTTCTCCTTCGGGAAGACCGAGGCCCAGGGCACACTGTTTATCAGGTCGAACGCTGCCACCGAACCGTCCAACTGCTCGCATATCTGGATGAAATTCTGGGTGTAGCCAAGTTTTACGAAAACCGGGTGTTTGGAACCGATGGCGACGGCCAGGCTGATCGCACAGACCCTATCGGCGGACCAGTCCTCGGTGTTAGGACAGGAGGCGTTGAACTCCACGCCAACCAGGGGCAGGCGGTTAAGGTCGGCGGTCATGAATAGCGCTTCTCGGACGCTGGTGGGGGCGATGGAGACAACGAATTTGTATTTGGGGAAGGTGCGGAATCTTTTAACCCACCACGCCAGGCCGGGGTTGGAGAGGCCGACGCAGTTGACTGTCCCCTTGGGAATAAAGCGAAAGCACTTCCAGGGGCACCACCACCGTAGGTTGCCTGGGCGGGGTTCAAAGGTGAGGGTCTTGGTGATTATCGTGAGTTCGTGGGGGCGGATGATATTGGCAAAAACGAGGGGTTTTTCCCACAGGTAACCCCTGCCGTCGAAACCCAAAGCTCCACTGGCACACAGGAAGTCGATTTGGTGGCCGTTGTGGAGATGGATCATCGCGCCTCCTTGCTAAATGTCGTTGTTTTGCCCTGTCATGCCCTATATAGTTTTATGGAAATCGAAAAAGAGCCGGTGACCATCACCGAAATCGAAGACGACCTGCTGAACGGCAAGCAGATGGAGCTTATGCCCGCCCGCCCGGCCCCGCCTCCTTCTATCATTGAAGACGAAGTGCTGCTGGACGTGTATCAAGAAATCCTCCAAATGTGCCGGGACGACCGCCGCGAGTGTGACCAGTACATAACCAACTTTGCCGAACTTGTCATCAACGAGGGCGATTCAACCACGGCCTCGAAGGAAGCGTTGGTGAATCTCATGAAGGTCAAGAGCGACATCCCCGACAAGATGTCGAAGATCGCCTCCGAAATGACCCGGCTCAAGCTGAAAGAAACGGTGCCTGTAAAGGTAAATACAGCGAAACAGGAGAACGTGACGGTCAACATTGGCGACACCACCGGCAGCAAACGTGCCCTCATTGAACTCATCGAAAACATGACCAAGAAGCACGAGGAAGAGGTCAAGCCAAAGGTCGCCGCCAGTGCGGAAAGCAAGGAGAAGAAGAAAAAGGAAGACAACCGATGACCCACATTATCATTGAAGACTGGATGATTACCGAACAGTCTCCGGGCGCGGGCTGGGGGCCTGATCCCCAAGCCGGACAGCCTGGCGGCACTGCCGGGCCTCCGGGGATGCCTGGCGCGGGTGCCCCTGGTCCGCCTCCCGGCGACACCAGCGTGGCCAACCCGCCGCCCAACCAGATGGGCACGCCGCCCAAGGACCAGGCCGGTTCGCAGCCGGGCCAGACGCCCGACATCACCGCCGACCCGCAGACGCCCGACATGAGTGGGGACCAAGGGGAGTCGCCGGATTTCGAGCAATGGAAGAACCTTTACTTCAAGGAGTCCATCAAGGGTGACACGCAGAAACTCATCGACATGATCCACCAGATTCGGGACTTGGACCTGGACACCTACCCCCGCAAATTCGTGGAGGACAATCTACAGATACAGTTTTTGCGCCAGAACGCCAACATCGAACAGGCTTCCAAGGAAATTCGCAAACTGCTCCGGGAGGAACTGGACCAGAACAACCCGTCCGTGTCCGTTGTCAACCACATCTGGAATACTCTCCAGGCCCACCCGGAATTGAATAACATCTTTATCAAGCTGAATGGCTGCCTGGGCATGAAGGGCGACCTGCACCGCAAGTTCATCGCGGCCTTAATCGGCGGCGTCCAGGTCGGGGCCGGCGGCAACGCCGAGGACGTGATTTATAACGAGAAGGAATTCTCCATCCGCCTGTCCACGCGGTTTAATGCCCGCTTTGGGATGGTGGACATTGGCAAGTGGAGCTTGCGCGAAGACGACCCTGAACGCTACCTCTCGGAGCCGGAACTGAAAAGGCTGGACGAGGGCAGCCCGGAGGAGAAGGACGTGCTTCGCCGTCGCGTTGTCATGGAAAGCATTGCCGAAACTTTCAAAACCAGGGCCTTCGTCGCCAACGTGGTCGGTACGGACGGCACCGTTTATACTCTGGGTTGGGACTTGACCAACTCGCTGCGGGCCGCGTACACCGAAGGCAAGTTGACGGTGAAGACCAGCATGGGGGAGGAATCGGAGGCCATGATTGACGATAACGGGGCCATTGTCCCGTTCATGGATTTGCGCATCCTTTATCAGAAAGAAACCGGCAACACGGACGAAGACGGCAAACCGGAGATGGAGGACCACGAGTTCATGGTGCGGCGGGAGGGGACATTGTTCCTGGTCGCCCAACTAAATATCATCCGCGATGCGGCATCCGCTTTTCAGGGGATCGTCTTCAAGGAACTGCCCTACCAGGGCAACCCTTCGGACCTGCGGGTATTGCAGCGTTGTGTGCCTTCCGCTCCAGAAATATTACTGAGGAACTGCTAATGCCACAGGGATTTGTCGAGTTTGTCAACAAGAAGATGCGGGAGAGTCGCCGCCACTTGGGCCTGGTGAAGAAGATACTGGAGCGCCAGGGCATGGGGGTCACCGACCACCTTACGGACGACGACCCTTACATCTTCGTCAAGAGTCCCACGAAAAGCCTGTCATTCGACGGCATTCGTATCTACAAGGTGGGCGACGTGATGGCCTACCGCGTCCAGAAGCAGGAGCAGACGCACCCCTACGGCAAGGCGTACCTGCTCGACCTAGAAGAAATGTATGAAGATTACATGGGAGACGACTACGAGGCCGAGGAAGCAGCAAAGCAGATTATCCAAGCGGTAACGGAAGAAATCAAGAAGTTTTTCACCAAAAGCGCAGACGCGGAGAATGACATCCGCAACGCCGAGTTGGATCAGAACGCGGACGGCCTGGGCCGGATCATCGTGCGTACCTCCGGCACCGACTACAGCAACATGGTTCACTCTAAGACGTAAGGAGCGTTATGAAGATCAAGACTTTCCGCGAATGGGCGGAAAACATGGACCTGCCCGGTTACGACGCCTGGAAGCTCCAGTCGCCCCACGGCGGGAGCGAGACTTGCCCCGCCTGCGAGGGCGAAGGCCAACTCGACGGCGAGGAGTGTCCGGTGTGCAAGGGCGCACGGGAAGTAGACCCCGCCACCCTCCAGCAATATTACCAGGACATGCGAGATGCCGACTGATGGCTATATAAGGCATGTTCAAACAATGGCTTCTGAATGAGGAGGTACAGCAGGACGAGCAGGCGGAAGAGGACATCGCCGCCTTCCTGTTCTACTACGTCCAAGAGGCCGTCAAACTTTATTTCCAAGATAACCGTCAGCGTACCCTCCCCGAATACCTGCAAACGATCTGGCCTGGTGCGGTCGGGCAAGTGCAGGCGGGCGACGGGCAGTTCCACCTGCCGCCCCAGATCGGGCGCAAGCCCCTCCCGCCCCACTTCGTCAGCCAAAACCTCTCGCTGCATCTTTCGCCAACGCAGCAAGGCAGTTATGCGACCTTTGGCGATGGCGTGATGACCGTCAATTACGACCCAGACAGACTGTCGCGGGCCGACGATTACCGGGACATGCAGAATATTCTCCAGCAGATTCAGTACCAACTATATCACGAGGCCACGCACATTGCCACCGGCAAGCCTGGGGAGGACGTGAAAGTGAAGGACGCCCCGTGGTGGGAGAAACACCAGAAAGGAACGCGCGAATATACGCAGGCGCAACTTCATTACTATACGGACCCTGGTGAGGTCAAGGCCCACGCCCGCCAGTATGCAATCATGTACATGAACAAGTACCCCGGCGAGGGTTATGACCCGCAGAAGTTGCTGCAAATGGCCCAGGAATTAAAGGACTACAAGATGATGCGGTATGCGTCGGTGCTTGGCGACCCGCACCAGCAAGGGCAGTTCCCGGAGTTGGCAGGACGGATGCAGGAGGGGGCGAAGGCGTTTAACGACTACCTCAGCCGGTTTATTCAGCCGGGAGGTTACCGACAATACCGCCCAAACTACTAAATATCGACATGGCATTCTTTGACTGGCTGACGGAGAAAGACAAAAACTTCGCCGGTTCGAGGCCGGAAGACCCGGCCTTCAAACTGGTGCGGGAGGCTTACGCCCGTTTTGGGGACTGGAAGCAGGTGGAGAAAGCGGCAGGGTGGCCGGAAGGGGTGACCGTCGCGGAGTTCCTAAAGACCATCCGCGAGCGTGTTGAGAAGCACGGCCACCTACCGCAACAGGAGTGGCATCTGAAGAAACTTTACGCCAAGGTCAAGGACGTGATGCCCGAACACGGGCGGTTGCAGGAAATTCGTCGTCTGGAGAAACGCCTGGACGGTCTGTCCAGGTGAATCACCAGAACATGCGGAGGAATTTGCTGACGAGTCCCCGTTCCGCCGCCACCGTCACCCGCGTGATCGGGGGGTGTGCGGGGCACTCGTAGACGTGGCCGCACTCACAAACCACCCGGCAATCTGCGCCCTGGGCGTTGTAGGGGAATTCGTAGACGCCGTTGCATCCCTCGCACCACACGATCCACCAGGCGGACTCGCAAATGCGGCAGTGTGCGCAGTAATGCTCATCCGGGACGCTGTAGAGAAGCGGTGCCTTGATAGGCGCGGTGCAGCAGGGACAGTAGGTGGGGTAGGAATACATGGTTCTGGCGGCGGTCATGTTGTTCTCCTCACCCGCATTCTACGTCCCGCCTTTTTGGTTGTAAAGTAAGAATTGCCCTTCCCTATATATTTCCGTGCCACCACCGCTCCCCTCCAACCAGCTTGCTGGAAATCTGTTCACTGCTGTACAGTCGGTCGGCCAGACCGGACAGATGCCCGCGTTCGCCCGCCTCCCGGCCAACCAATTCGGGCCGAGCTTCCAGACCATCAACAAGGGCAGCCTGGTGACGTTCAGCTACCTCTACCACAAACCCGGCCACGACCCCACGCCACTGGTGATTATAACCGACATCTGGCGGGATTATATTCGCGGCGTGAACCTGCATTATCTGACGTTTCCATACATCATGCGGGTCTTGCAGCCGAACTGTGATAATCGGACGTTTTCCTATTATAACATCAAGGGAGACGGATATATAGTTGGAGCATTCCGACAGTACAAGCGTCTGGGTATTCGGCAGATAAAGAAGTTGGATTGTGCATTTCTCCTCAAGGTGCTGCAAACAGTACGCACCATCGACCCCTATCAAGTAGATGCAATACGTCGGGCGGTTCGGGACCAGATTAACCGCATGGTGAACCCACCGGCGCAGCCAACTGAGGAGCAACCGACCGCCACGCCCGGCACAACTGCCACGCCTGGTACTACATAAAGGATATAATGGCAGATTTTGTTGACGCCTTTGATCGAGTGATTAGCAGCATCGACCGTGTGAACACGACCACGACCGAAGTGCGCGAAATGCTCAGGACGTTAATGACCGGCAACGTCGGCACACCCTCGGTGCCCGGCAAACCGGAAGACAAAATCGGCCCTTCCCTTTCCTCCATTCAGCAGAACATCGCCCAATTGCAAGCCGTCGCTCAATCGAACGTGGCAGCCTCCGTACATAACGGCAATGTCCTGGCTCAGATCAAGGGCCTCATCGAGCAATTGAACGCAAACTTCGACAAGGAAGTGGGTGCCGCTAAGTCCCATGTAGACGCGGGCGTTGCCGCCGCCCACGCGCCTGCCAAGGGTGGCATGGTGGATAAAGGCGATTATGGCAAGGGTGGTGGCAGCACGTTGGAGAAGGCCAACCAGAGTCTTGAGCAAAATATCACCGGCATTCTCGGACACGTTACCAGCATGGCCGAGAAGCTGAACCAGATGGCGGGCCACATTCAGGAAATACGGGACGCGGGACTCGCCAAGAAAAGCCTGGCTGTTAAGGACACGCTGGCCAACCAGACGTTGACGACCATCAAGGATACCCTGGTCGAATGTTGTAAGAACGTCACCAATATATCCAATGCGTTAGGCGGGAAGGCAGCCGCCACGGTCGGTGCAAGCCTTGCGGCGGGGACGGTTCCTGGCGCTCCTGCTGCCGCCACTCCTCCTCCACACGAGCCGCCCGAACCTGCTGCCACCACTCGAACGAAAACCAGGAAAAAGCCCCCGCCAGGTATCGACGCCGAGGATATGCTGCACGATTTCGAGTATGAATTGCACAATATCGACTACGGCACGGGCATGAGGAGCCATTTCTACCGCGTTTCCTCGCAGTGGCTCAGCAGTCTCGAACAAGGCATCATGGGTTTTGGCGATAAGGCCAAGACCGTATTGCAGTCGGTATTCGGCGGGGTGGGTGCCGAATTCAAGTTCATCAAGGACATTCGGGCAGCCGCTTACGAAACCGCCGGTGTTACTGGCGAGGCCCAGAAACTTCAACGGCAGTACGAGAACATCGGCAAGACGGTATATCTCACGGGCGTAGATCGGGACGAGTTCCAGAAGGCATATCTCAAGAATCTGCGTGCCGGCATCCGCGACTCCAAGCAAGCCCAGGCCATCGCCACGGCACAACTCAACACCGAGAAGCAGTTGGGGATGCAGGCCGGTGAACTGGAAAGCACGTTCCAAGAATGGACGATGGCCGGGCGCATGACCAATATGCAGGTCGCGGAGATGGGCCGTGGGATGCGCGAAGTTGCCCGTAACACTGGACTCACCGGCGAGGCATTAAAGAAGGCCGTCAGCACCGGGCAGGAGTTTATCACCCAACTGCGTAACGCCGCCCAACTAACCGCCAACGCCGCCAAGAACGTCCTTGAGATCGCCGCCAACGCCCAGAAACTTGGCGTTGAGAAGGCCATGAACCCACTCCTGAAAGCGATGACCAGCAGCAATGAGTTGCTGGTAAACGCTTCCAAGGAGACGCAGAGTCTTCTGTTTATTGCCGCCGGTCATGCTGGTCGCACCCAGGAATTGATGCAAGGTACGGTGCTGCGCACCAAGCAAGGCATCAAGGATATGAAGAAGGGGTTTGAGGCCATCCTCAAGTCGTTCGGCGTCGAGAGTGCCGAGGCCATCGACCAACTTTCCGACTCGGCCAAATTCAGCCTCAACATGAATATCAAGGCTGCGTTCGGGATGGAGTTGGGTGAGTTCCGCAACACGATGGAGGCATTAGGCGAGTCGGGCAAGGGTTTGGCCGACCGCCTGGCCGACATCAACAAGGAACGGCAAAAGAACCTCACGCTTGAAGAAAAGACGACCCTGCTGGAGAAGGAGCGTGCCCTCAAAGCAGCCGCCTCGCTTTCCATCGTTACCGCACTGGATGAAGCGGCCAAGGGTGCCAAGAACATGGACCAGGCCCTCGCCAAGTTTGGCGACCGACGCAAAGATTTCGAGGGTGATCTGGAGGCAATGGGTCATGCCTGGACCAGTAACGCCGACGCCGCCAAGGCTGCCATCACGGAAAGCATTCAGAGCATCAACATGGGTCTGAAGAAGGCGGGTAAGGCGGAACTCAAGATCGGGACAAAGGAGATTGAGGAAGCCCTCAAAGACCCGGCCAAGTTCCGCGAGTTGGGCGATAAACTTTCCAAGGCCGACCAAGAATTGGCGACGGCCCAGAAGGCTCAACTCGATCCGATGAGCAGGCTGCACCAGGGCATGATGGAAGTCAACGACTCCATCAGGAACTTCGCCCAGGGAGCGATAAGCAAGCTGCTGGCTCTGGTGGGTACTGCGGGTTTGATCGCCACCATCTTGACCTCCCAGATTCTCAAGACCCTTATCGCCATCAAACTGTTCCTGCGAAGCATCAATGCGTCGGGTGAGGGCGTAGAACTTAACGTACTTCAGGAAGGGATGCTTGCTTGGCAGAAGAAAATGCCCAGATTCCTTGGTGGAAAATCCAAGGAAGAAGTCAAGGCGTTAAAGGCCCAAATGCTCGCTGCCAACGCAGGTTACGACGTGGCAGCGCAACAGAAAGTATACCAGGCAACCTTGATGAAGGAGCAGGCCAAGCGAGGAACGCCGGGTGCCGGGGGAGGCGCGGCGGGCGGGGCCGACGTTGCTGATATAGAAAAAGCCATCGGCCTTGCACCGGCGAAAACTGCGGCGGCTACTGCGGCTGCCGCACCCGCCGAGGTCGCTTCCAAGGACGCGATTACTCACGACATCCTCAAGCAAGGTTTCCAGACCACCTGGGACTTGCTGCGCCAAATTGTCAACTGTGTCTGCAAGCAGATTAGGGAGGAGCAGACCGCCAAAGCCATCGACAACATGGGCAAGAAGCTCGACACCGGCGAATTGGCGATCAAGGAACCTCGTAAAGCTGCCGACATCCAAAAGGGATTGGAAGGCCAGATAGCCGCCAAGGAGAAAGCCCTTCAGGACAACCTGCGCAAAGAAAAAGACCAAATCTTCAAGGACAAGAAGGCCGCTCTCATGGCGGCTGAAAAAGCCAAGACCGGCGGCGCTATCACACCCGAACGTGAAAAAGAAATATCCAAGGAAGCCTTCACCGCGTCCAGGGCGGAAACCAAGGAAGCGGAAGCCAAGGTTGCGCTCCAGCAAGAAGCCCTTGCCGCCCGGAAGAAGGAAGCGGCACAACAGGCAGCATATACAGCAGGCGCAGAGGCCCAGAAGAAGGCGGTGCAGGAGCGCGTCAAGGCGCTGCCGAAGGAGGAACAGACTAGGGAAAATATCGCCAAGATAACCAAGGAGGAGCAGCAAAGGCGAATGGAGGCTGCCAAGGGGCCTGAAAAGGCGATGATTGACAAACGAGTTGGCGCAAAAATGGTTGCCGCCACCGGGGCCACTGGTGCTGAGGCCGACCTTCTAAAGCAAAAAGCTGCTGTTCTCTCCAAAGAAGAAAAGCTCGCCAAACTCAAGACCAAGACCTCCTCCCCCGGCGAAATCTGGCAGGTCAAGACGATGGCCAAGACCGTCAAGGTGGAGAAGGCCAACGCGGCTGCGGCGGCTGCTTCCGAAGGTGCCAAGGTAGAAATCGGTGGTCCAGTAACAGTCGATACGGCGGATGTGCAGAAGGCCGCAGAAGGCGGCATCATGGGCCAGTTGGACGCCCTCAAGAACGCCGGCCCGCAACTGGCCAAAGGCGCGATGATGCTCGCCGCGTTGGCGGTGGGCCTGGTCGCCCTCGCCGCCGTCATTGTCAAGATTTCCGAAAAGATCATGAAGGTCATGAATCTCGATCCCAAGAAGGCAATCGAGATCGGTGAGACTGTCGCTGCTGTCGTCGGGGTCGGTGCTGCGTTAGCGGGTGCTGCATATGCAGCCATCGAACCGCTCAAGTCAATGGCCGACATGGTGACGAAGGCCGAGGAAGGGGCGGACGAGGCTGCTGGCGCACCGTGGGCTGAACTCGCAAAGAAGCTCGCCATCGGCGCGGCAGCCCTGGTAATCCTCACACCCGCAATCCTGGTACTTGCTATTGCCCTGGTCAAGATGAGCCAGGGCCTCACCTTCCTGTTCGGGATGAACTGGCAGAAATCCCTCGAAACCGCCGAGAACGTTGCTGCCTTGATCGGCGTGGCTGCCGCTATTGCCACTGCGGTAGCTGCGGCCACCGAGGGCATCAAGAAGATTGGTGAACTGGTCAAGACCGAGGGGTTTGTCAAGGACATGGTGGAGGGCGCTCTCGCTCTCCTCATCCTGACGCCCGCCGTGATGCTCCTGGCAGTAGCCCTGGTCAAGTTCGTGCAAATTCTGACCAGCGTATTGGGCCTCGACTTTAGTTCGATGATAAAGGTTGCCAAGGACATCGCCGGCTTCCTTATCGCCGCCGGTGCCATTGCCACCGCCATACTCGTTGCCAGTGTCGCCCTTGGCGCTCTGGGGTTCCTGGCGTCCGAAGTCCCTGAGATCATCGGCTTCGTTTATCTGGGCGTTCTTGCCTTTGGCCTATTGATACCGCCCGTCCTTGCCTTCAGCCTCGCCATTTGGGGCTTCATCAAGATACTGGAAGCACTCTGGACGGTGGAGGACGCCAAGAACGCGACCAAACTGGTCTGGGCCACCTTCACCGCGTTTACCCTGACCGCCCTGGGCATTGCTGCCGCCGCCGGTATTCTTGCGGGCATCGGCGCTCTCTCACCGACCGCCGGTTATATCGCCGGCCTAGCCTGGATGGGTATTCTCGCCTTGGCCCTGATGGCACCCCCGGTCCTGGCCTTCTTCTTTGCCTTATACGGGTTCATCCAAATACTACAAGGTCTGTGGACCATCGAGGAGGCCAAGGCTGCTTCGGAACTGGTATGGGCGACGTTTAAGGCGATGGGTCTTGCGGCCCTGGGCATTGCTGCCGCAGCCGGTCTGCTGGCTGGCATCGGCGCGATGGCGTGGTATGCCGGATTTATCGTCGGGCTAATGTATGTGGGCATTATCGCCCTGGCCATCATGACCCCGCCGATTGTGGCGTTCTTCTACGGGATGATCGCCTTCATCAACTTCCTGCAAAGTTTGTGGACCCCGGAGGAGGCGCAACAGGCTTCTGACTTGGTGTGGGCCAGCTTCAAGGCAATGGGCCTGGCCGCTCTGGGCATTATAGCAGCCGGCGCATTACTGGCGGGCATTGGCGCAATGGCCTGGTATGCAGGATTCATCGTCGGCCTGGTTTGGGTGGGCATTATTGCCCTGGCGATCATGACCCCGCCCATCATGGCTTTCATGTTCGCCCTCACGGCCTTCATTGAATTCCTGCGAAGCCTATGGACGGTGGAGGAGGCCCAGCAGGCGGTCGATTTAGTCTGGTACAGCTTTGAGGCGATGGGCCTCACCGCCCTGGGCATTGTTGCCGCCGCCGCGTTATTGGCCGGCATCGGTGCGATGGCAGCTATGGCCGGCTGGATCGTTGGTTTGGCGATAGTGGGTGCAATTGCCTTTGCCCTCATGACCATCCCGGTGATAGGGCTGGCTGCCGCCATTCGTGCATTTATCGGAGTCCTTGAGAGTCTGTATGGCAGCGCCGCCCAAGCCAAGGAAATGAGCGAACTGGTAACGGCGGTATTCGATGCAATGGGCACGGTGGCCTGGAACGTCATAAAGGCGGCGGCATTTCTGGTGCCATTGGGTTTGCTTTCATTTTGGGCCGGATGGATTGCGGGAATGGCCTTCGCGGGGGCGATAGCCTTCGCGGTGTTGAGCATCCCGGTGCTGGTACTGGCGGCAGCGATCCTCGCCTTCATCAAGGTAATGGAAGGTCTTTACGGCACTGCCGCGAAGGCCCAGGAAATGACGAAGCTGGTTGAGGCGGTTTTCGAGGCGATGGGTACGGTTGCCTGGAACGTCATAAAGGCGACCGCCTTTCTCGCCCCCTTGGGCTTCCTGAGTTATTGGGCAGGCTTTATAGCGGGATTGGCCTTCCAGGGCGTTATAGCTTTCGCCATTCTGAGCATTCCAGTATTGCTCCTGGTGGCGGCAACCTATGGATTCATCAAGATTTTGGAGGGCCTGTACGGCACCGCCGCCAAGGCCAAGGAAATGTCCGAGTTGGTCAACGCCGTCTTCGACGCGATGGGCACGGTGGCATGGAACATCATCAAGTCGATTCCCTTGTTGGCGGGCCTGGGACTGTTGGGCTTCTGGGCCGGATATATCGCGGGCCTGATGCTCGCGGGGGCGGCTGCGTTCTTCATCATGGCCGCACCCGTGGCTTTGTTCGTTGCCGGGGTCATGACGTTGGGCAGGTCCATGCTCCAGGCCAACACCGCCGACGAAGCGAAGAAGATTGCCGAGGGTATCAAATCGCTCATGGAGTCCGCCGGTTCGGTCATGGGCGAAGTGATGAAGATGAAGGATGTCATGAAGAAGCTAGGGGCTGGCACCGGCATCCTCTGGTGGAAGAAAGATGCCCAGACTGCGGCCCGTGAGACGGCGGCGATCATGCAGGAGGGTTCCAAAGCCTTCTTTATCATGGCCAAACCAGTAGGCGAGTTCGTTTCCTCGTTGATGGACTTGGGCCGGGAGATGATGCAGGATACCGATGCCGAGGAGGCTAGGGAAATAGGACAGTCGATCAAGACGTTGATGGAGTCCGCCGGCTCGGTCATGGGTGAAGTCATGAAGATGAAGGACACCCTGAAGAAATACGGGGTTGGCTCCGGCATGTTGTGGTGGAAAAAAACGGCCAGCCAAAAGGCTAATGAAGTCGCCACCGTATTGAAGGAGGGTGGCAATGCCTTCATGATAATGGCCGCGCCTGTCGCGGATTTCGTTCGGCGGCTTATGGACCTGGGAAGGCAGATGATCGGAAGTACGGATGCGGACGACGCCAAGGAAATAGCGCAGGGCATAGAAGAAATAATGAAGACCGGGGCGGTCATCTTCCAATCGGTCGCCACCATTCAGGATAAGCTCAAGGGGATGGGCATGTCCACTGGTTGGTGGCTATGGAAGAAAAGCGCGCAGCAGCGTGCCGACGAAACCAAGAAGTTGCTGGAGGACGGAGCCAAAGCCTTTATGACAATGGCCGGGCCGGTTGCGCCATTCATGCAAGACCTGATGAATCTGGGTCAGAGTATAACCGGCGGGATGGATGTAGAGGAAGCCCAGGAAATAGGCAAAAGTATTGACGCGGTAATGAAGGCTGGCGGTGCAGTCTTCGAGGCCGTCGCCAAGACCCGCGAGGAACTGGAGAAATTGGGCACTGGTTCGGGCTGGCTATGGTGGAGCAAGAGCGCTAAAGAAAAGGCGGAAGAAACCGCAGACCTGATGAATAAAGGCGCGGAAGCCTTCGGCATCATTGCCGCGCCTGTCATGCCCTTTATGGCATCGTTGATGGCGATGGGGCAGAGCCTCACGGGCATAATGCCATTGGAACAGGCCCAGAAACTTGGGGAGGGCATCGGCGCGGTCCTGAAGGCCGGCGGTGCGGTCTTCGAGGCGGTGGCCAGCACCCGCAATACCTTGACGACAATGGGCACCGGCGAGGGCTTTTGGCTGTGGAAGAAAGATGCGAAGAAGGTGGCTGAAGAAACCGCCGACTTAATGAACAAGGGTGCCGAAGCATTTCAGATTATTGCCGAGCCGGTAATGCCGTTCATGGCCAGACTGTTGGCGATGGGTCGGATCATAACCGGCGGCATGAGCGCCGAGGAGGCCAAGAAGTTAGGCGATGCTATCGCTTCGACCTTGAAGGCGGGAAGTGCGGTTTTCAAGGGAATAGCCACAACCCAGAAGTTGCTCAAGAAACAGCCGCCTGTGTGGCTGGCGAAAATAATCGCTGACTGGATGTGGGAAGCGACCGACGCCTTCCTGATGATAGCCGATCCGGTCATGTACTTGCTGAAGGCCGTACTGACTGCGGCCAAGAGCCTGGGTCCATCCGCACAGGTCAAGGACGCTGCCGAGTCGATTAAGGCCATCGTGCCGATGCTCAAGGCCATCCCCAAGGTGATTCAATCGGTCGCCACCAAGCTCATTCCGATTGTGCAGTACGGGACGGGCGGACTGTCGCCGGAGGCATTGTTGTCATCTGCCGACGACTTCGCCATGTTCTTCGCCTCGGTCGCGGAGTTCCTTGACAAAGGCATCATCGACCCAATTTTCAAGAAGATTGGCAAGCCCCAGGACGTGAAGATGGCAGCCGAGGCGATGAAGGCGATGGTGCCTCTCATCAACTATATTCCCCCGGTCATCAGGCGCACCGCAAGCGCTTTATTGCCGTTTGTCAAGGAAGGCACGTTCGCGGCCAATTTGGCGGACGACATAAAGAAAAAGAAGGACGACTTCAAGAAGTTCTTCGGGGATTTAGCGGAGTTCCTTGACCAAGGCATCATCGACCCTATTTTCAAGAAGATTGGCAAGCCCCAGGACGTGAAGATGGCAGCCGAGGCGATGAAGGCGATGATACCTCTAATCGGCTCCATCCCGCCTGTTATCTGGTTGACGACCTACAACCTCATCCCATTCGTGAAAAAAGGCACCTATTCGTTCAAGGTCGCTGAGGAATTGAAACAGTACAAGGACGACTTCAAGAATTTCTTCATTAGCGTAGCGGACTTCCTCAACGACGGCATTATCGACCCGATCTTCAAGAAGATCGGCAACCCGCGCGACGTGAAGATGGCGTCTGAGGCGATGGTGGCGATGGTGCCCCTCATCGCGTCAATCCCACCTGCGGTATATGGCGTGGTGTATGGCCTGTTCCCGTTGCTCCGACCAAACATCTTCGGCCCGGCACCGGCCACCGTATTGCTGGATTACAAAGAACAGTTCAAGACATTCTTCACCGCGTTGGCTGAGTTCCTGGGACAAGGAATCATCGACCCGATCTTCTTCAAGATCGGCAGCCCGCGAGACGTGAAGTTGGCTGCGGAGGTCATGCAGGCGCTCGTGCCGATGATCGGTGCCATACCGCCGGCTGTTTATGGCGTGCAGTACGGCCTAATTCCGTTGATGGAAGTGGGCGATGACCTGGGTGGCAACGTCCTACAAAGGTTGCAGAACAGCACCGACAACTACGACCAGTTCTTCGTCGGGGTATTTGACTTTATCGCCAGGGGTATTATCAACCCGATCTTCGAGAAGATGGGCAATCCACGCAGAATCACCGAGGCGGCGATGACCCTACAGGGGGCGGTGCGGATCATCAAGATGCTACCGAAGTTTATTGCCGATCTGTCCACCACCGTCCTGACCTTCTCGGAAGGCAATTGGTGGCAGCGACCCAGCCCACGGCAGATGGGCAACGACGTGAAGAAGTTCGGAGAATGGTTTGGCGGCATCTCGAATGCGCTTGGCGATGGTATCTTCGTTCCGATCCGGGATAAATTCCCAAGCCCACAGGAAGTCCAGCAGGCCCAGGCCCAGCTTCAGGGGATGGTAGATTTGGTCAAGAGGCTGCCGCGATTCATTGAGGACATCGCCAAGGAGATGGACGAGTTCAGCAAGGCCGACTGGTGGAGACAGCAGGGGTATATCACCAGCCAGGTGCAGGTATTCTCTGGGTTCTTCAGGGCCATTGCTGTGGCATTGGGCGAGGGCATTATGTTGCCAATCCGCATGTACTTCCCGGACAGCCAGTTCTTTGAGGAGATCAACGCCCGCCTGGACAAAGTAAAGGAAATGCTGCCGAAGGTAGGCGACCTGTTGCAAACGCTGATGGCAGAGATGCGGCGGTTGGGCGGGGACATCGGAGTGTACGGCAAGATGTTGGATGCCGCCTGGAACATTTATGACGTGGCGACCTTCTTCCAGAATATTGCCTGGAACATCAAGGTGGGCATGATTGACCCGGTGCGCCAATACTTCCCGCCGTCCACGGTATTCACGGAGTTGATAGCCCGGTTGGACAAGGTAAAGGAATTCCTGCCGAAAGTCAGGGAAGTAATCCAGAAGGTAATGGAGGAGGTCAAGGACTTCGGCCAGCACTGGCTAAGCAGGTGGTTGCGTGACCTTGCAGTGTCGTGGAAGATAAATGACCTCGCCAGCCTGTTCCAGACTGTCGCCAGGGGTGTTTATTACGGCATGATTCTGCCGGCCATAATATGGTTCCCGCCCTCGGCAGTAATGGAAGACCTCGTGAAACGGCTGGAAGCGGTCAAGCAAATGATACCCAAGGTCCGCCAGGTCATCCAGTTGATGATGAATGAGATCGCGGCCTTTGGTCAGGAGTTCACTAGCTGGGACGGGATCGTAGATAAAGCCTGGAACGCCTACCGATTTGCCACTTTCTTCGGCAGTTTAGCCTTTAGTATTGGCTATGGCATAATTGATCCCATCATGCGTCATTTCCCTCCCGCCCAACTCATTGAGGGGGCCGTTGCCCAGATCGACGCCGTGACCAGGGTATTGCCGAAGGTAAATGAGGTTGTTAACACCCTTACCGCCCAACTTACCAGGCTAAACACCGGCCCAGGCTGGGATATAGACCTCACGGAAACCATGACGAAGTTCGCGGACTTCTTCAAAGGCATGGCCGGGGCGTTACGCACCGGCATAATTGATCCCATAACCACCGAATTCGCAGACACTTCGGAGCTTCAGGGCGTGGTGGAGAGTTTGGAGGCCCTGAATGAAGTTCTGATAAGTATGGATAAGGTGATTACGACTCTGAGCGGCACAATGGAGAATATGCCGCCTTTGGACGTGGGCGACATCCCCAATTTCGGGGCTGGGGGAGGTAGGGCCGTTTCTTTCATACACCCGGCGGCAATGGCGGGTGGCGGTGCTGGCGCTCCCACAAATATGGCCAATATGCCAGGCGCAGCCCCGACTGGACCCGGTATGACGCCCGGTTTGGCCCCCGAAGACATGCGCAAGACCTTACTCACCGCGCTTACACCTGTGGCGGGCGGAATGGCTCCCCAGGGCGGTCCCGGCGGGGGTCAAGGATCGCAGATAATGCAGACAATGGTAAAAGTGCTTGAGGATATTCGGGATGATGAAGGGGTGGAGGAAATCCTCACCCTGCTCATGAATACCCTGGTGGGGAACCAGAAGGTTCAAAACAGGTTCTCTGAGCAAGCAATCAGCAATACGGGTCGCTATCAAACGACACAAATGGTCCAGGGGACCGATAGAGCGGTGTCTGCCTCGGCCAAAGTGACAACCACGGAGTTGGCGAAGACCGCCACGACGCTGACCAGGGCTAATGATAGCCTGAGAACCGACTTGACCGACTCGATGAGGGACTTAGGTACTGATGTTCGCTCTTTGCGCCCGCCGCCACCACCGCCGCCACCCCCACCCCCACCACCGCCCCCGGTGCAACCGCGACAGCAGCAACAGGTTGCGCAGGCCCAACAGAACCTCGCGGAGCGGGGGTTGGAGGCGGGTAGCATTTATGTCCATGACGTGGAGAGCGCGGGGCTGCTGGAGCGTATAGCCGGAATGTCCGCATTCCACGCACGGCTCGCGGAGCAACAGTATGCGACTCAGGTGGCTCGCCCACAGGACATGACCGACCTCCATACGGCCATGCAGCAACGGTACGCGACTGCCGAACAGCCCGGCCAGACCGCCACTTTGGCCGAGATGAGCGAGGCCACGCGCCTGCTCGGACAGCAACTCGCCGTCGAACAGGACCAACTGGATTTGCTGGAGCAACTGATTGACTTCTTCAAACCAACCAGTCCGGCCCTCACGAGCGAGGGCGGCTACCCCGGTTCCACCCGCACCCGTGTGGTGCCGGCCACCCCGCCCCGCTATTTTCGCATGACGACCGGCCTGGTATCGCAGAGCAGTTCGATGGGCGTGTCGCCGGGTAACGTCTAAAATGGCCTAGCGCGGGATATATAGTTTACACGTCTTTCTGCCCATTTACTCTATATACACCAAAACGCCGTGGAGGTCCATGCAAGCGACTAGCCTAGAAACTGGAGAGTTGATACCCATTGAGGGGTGCTATATCAACGTCCCGATATACGGACGCAAGCTCAACATGAGGGTCTTGCCGGATATTTCAGACTCGAAGAGCGCCGCCTACACTGACGAGCCGATTATCGGACGGTCCTTCCCCCTGAAGACGTTTTCCCACGGCGAGAACCGCTCGATCTCAATGACGGTACACTTCATTGTCTGTACGCAGTCCGACATCACCCAGAACTTGGCGGACCTCCGCATGTTGGAAAGTCTGGTATATCCCGGAGAATCCGGGTCAATCACCCCGTACCTCCCGCCGCCCATTGCCCAGATTAAGTGTGGGAACCTGCTGTCCACCCAGACCCCTTTGTGCGTGATATTGAAAAGCTACTCGGTAAAGTTCCCGACCGAAGTGGCTTGGGACGAGGCGAACTTCACGCCGTACAAGTTTGACGTGGACCTGACCTGGGAAGTTGTATACGACTCAGGCGAATTGCCGGGACAGAGACGAATTATGAGTATAGGAAGTTAATGGCGAACTACATCGAGCAAACCACCATCCCGCCCCTCACTTTTGTCACCCCGGCCAGTCGTTACGCAGACTCCAAAGTGGTGTACTATACGGATTTGAAGAGGATCACCTTCCCGATTTACAAGCGTCAGCCATTTGTGGCGACGAGTCAGGATAAGTTCATGGTGATAACGGGAGGTCTGGAATACCGTCCCGATTTGGTGTCCAACCGGGCCTACGGCTTCCCGGACTTTTGGTGGAAGATCATGGAGGCCAACAATATGTTCGACGTGTGGGACTTCAAGGCCGGAACGAACATCCGTATCCCGAACGCGAGGTTATAATGCCCAGCAAATGTACGGAATTTAACTGTCTTCAGCAGTACGGCTGCAACCCCTTGAGTCGGGTGCAGCCAGGTGCCGTTTTCGCGCCTTATGTCAGCATCGAGATCACCGGCAAGGGCGACGTATCATCTGCTTTGAACGGTTCGCAGCTTGTCAGCAATCTCCAGGGGGACCAACTTAGCGGCAATGAGTTGACGGTTGGCAACCAGTCTTGCCCGACAACCGGCAACCATGCGGTCATCAAGTCCTTCCAATACGGTGCTTCCAACGGCCAAGGATGCGTTGTTGAGATATTTGACGAACAAGGCAGTGAGTTCGCCATGTTCATGAAGAACCTCAACAACTCCATCGTCCGTGCCCCGGCTGACTACCGCATGGCCGTTGACTTCGGGTGGATCATACGCAAGTGCGACAATACACTCGCCCGCGATTGGGTGTCCGACCACCCCGACCCCTCAAGTGGCGGTGGCGGCAGACTTTATTTTGAGCCAATGAAGGTAGAAACGGAATATTCCAATGGGAAGATCAGATTCCAACTCCATGCCACCGATTTGATGGGACGTATTAGCGAAAACCGCACAGATGTGACCATTGGGAGCGACAGCCAACGGGTGAGGCTCCAGCCAGCAATTCGGGAAATGTACCAACGCAGCGTGCCGAGCATCAGGGATGTGCAATTCTTGCGGCAGGGTCCGAATGGCCCGGTGCCTTACCAATTCAGAAACAGCGACGGTGGACCGGAGGGGCCTGCCGCTACCTGGAACGCATCGCAGCAAAACGCAATGGCGGCAGCGAGGCAGTGGCTTAATAACGTCACCACGGATCGTGGCAAGGGCATCGTGCCGCAATGGAACGCGGGTTCCCCGACACCCCAAATTATTTTTTGGGAGGATGGGACGCCGGGCTGCAATGAAAACCTGCCCAACTGCGGACAGTACGTCGTCGGCAGTTATATCGTCAATGGTGGAGATTGCAGCCCGGTAATAAGCTTTTCGCCCAAAATCGAATGGAATTTCGCCTTGAACGCTGGCTCCGGCGGTAACCTTTCCGGCGCTACAGGTGGGCGGCAGGTCAGGGACCGCCAGCCCGTTTGCCGCCAGCCCAGGGATCGTGCCGGCATCCAAACTCAGCCCACCGTCGCGCCTCAGATTGTCCAGTGGCGTCCACCCGACCTGGCGATGCAGCGTGCCCAGCAGGCGCTCGCGGCCCATCAGTTGACGGGCATGAACTATGAACAACGGAGTCCCATAGAGTGCGAACTGAAGATACAGGGCGACCCGAAGTATGTATTCCCAAGGCTGTGGCGGGACAAGTATGTGTCCATTATAGTCATAAATCCCTTCCACATCGTAGGCGGTCAGGGAGTGTGTGATTGGATGGCGCAACCCCCGTGTAATTCCATTTTTTCATCGAAATGGTGGCGGCTTATGGACATCAGCCACGAAATCAAGGAAGGTTCATATACCACTACCTTGAAGGTGAAGTTGGCGACCCCGAACGTTGAACAGAACATGCAAAACCCGTTCGAGGCCGCACACGATTAGTAAAGGAGAGAACAATGGCAACCAACCAGGAAACTAGCAACCTCTCTATGCCCGATAAGGTAAGAGTGCTGGAGGAGCGCCTAAAGCAGATGGAAGAATTGATGGGCGGCATGAATTACAATATGCAGCGCATCGCTCAAACTGAGATGCAGGACCGTATCCGTCTCATTCCCCAGGCCGAAACCCAGATGGGCGTCTATACGGCTCTCTGCATCGACACCATCGACGTGTGGAAGCAGAACCGAATCCGCTTCTACACACCGCTATTCCATGACCCGGACATGCCGATCAAGTCACTGCCTTGGGCCTGGCCGGTGTCGCCATTCGGCGGGTTCGATGACTCTGGGGTAACCTGGGTGCCGCCCGCCGGTTCGACAGTCATGATCGTTTTTGAAGGTGGAGCGCGGCAGTCGCCCTATTACATTGGAACCACCTGGAGCCGCAACCGTGGCCCGGCAGGGCAACACACCTTCGGGGTCAACGTCGAAGAATACTACAACGTTTGGGAAGGACACCGCAGGGGTTACTTGGTCGGTCCCGACAATGAATCCCAGGTATTCCCGCCGTGGAACACGGAGAATTATAACGGCTTCGACCTAAACTCCATCGTTGACTTCGATAACAACCCGGAGGCCCAGAAGCGCATTACTTACCCAAATATTTACGGATTCAAGACGCCGGAAAAGCACATGCTCAAAATGGTCGATGGCGACCCGAAGTGCAACCGACGCTGGAAGCGCATCGAGTTAATGTCCGGCTGCGGCAACTGGCTGATGATGAAGGACGACCACCTGCACTTCGCCGGACAATGGGCGCATCCTACCTGCGGCGGGGGGCCGGACGGCGACGTGAGTTGCGTGGAGGGCGTCGGCACCCCCAGCCAGGCTGAGGACGTGACAAGAACCCAGGGGCAGGTCGGTCAGCCAGACGTGCCCCCGGACCCGCCGGACATTACCGGGCAGGAAGGCGCGCCCGATTACAGTCAAATAGACTTGCAGCTTTCCATTCAGGAGGCATCGCTCACCAATGACGACCCCATAATCATGGGGCCAAAGGAGGAAACCTCCTGCGAAGGCGAAACCAGCAACAGCAAAATCATCGGCGGTCACCCGCGCACGCCCGGCGGCTCCTGCTACGACGAGCCTACCAAATACGCCGATTCCCAGGTGGGTGCCAATCCCTTCTTCAAGCAGGAACAGGAGTGCCGACCCTATAAGGCGATGGGCATTGGCGGCAACAAGTGCGAACTGCCGCAGAGCGGCATTCAGATCATGAGTATTAGCGGCCACACGATCATCATGGATGACTCGGTGGAGGAACCGCAGGGCGAACCGACCTGGGAACGGTCGTTAATGCCGTTCGACCCCGGCTGTAACGGCAAGTATTTGGGGCGCATGATTATGCGGTCGGCCACGGGCCACGAAATTACTTTTGACGACAGCGAGTCCTGCCCCGGCATTCGCGGCCCGACCAACGGCATTCGCTTCCAGACCGCCTCCGGCAATCTCGTGCAACTCTGCGAGGATACCGTTTGCGCCGACCCCTGCGACAGCGAGGACGAGAGTGCCGGCCAGTGCCCGCCCAACCACGCGGGGGAGAACCGGGGCGTATTGCTCCAGTCTACCAGCAAGCACATGATTCAACTGTGCGACAACGGCAACAAACAGTGCGCCCCGTGCCGGGCCTGTGGCGTGCCCCCGGAAGCCAAAGCCGACCAGGCGTTCATTATGATCCGCTCCGGTTACGGCCTGGAGATGCAGTTTGCCGATGACGACGACCAGGAAGAAACCCGGCAACAATACATCCAGATATTTTGCCCGCAAAAGGACAACGAGGATCGGGGGCCACACATCATGCGCTTCCAAGAAGCGCCTTCCGGCCCTGGTCAAATATTCTTACGGGCGGGCGGGGACTATATCGTGTCCACCTACGACTACCTCATTGAGATCGTGGGCGACAAGGACGAGAACCCCTCCGACAAGATGGAAATAATCAGCCGCGATAAGATCGTGGATGTGGAAGAAGATTACATCAACATCGCCCAGCTTCACGTCTTCATCGCTGACGAGGTAATTATGTTGCTGGCGGGCAAGGACTGCCCGGAGCCGGACGGGACAATGGGTCCGTGCCCGGCACCCGTAATTGTTTACGCCAACGGCTGCCTCACCATCAGCGACCGCGTGTACGCCACAGCCTCCCAAGACGCGGAGCCGGCGAGCATATTTATGCTCGACCCGTTCTGCTCCTGGGGCAAGGGCAACGGGGGCAACGGTGGCGGGAACGGTGGGGGCGGGGGAGGAGGTGCCTGATGATCTTTATGGGAGCGCCGTACCCCATAGCCACCCATCCGCGAGGATTGCTGCACATCCAGTCGGGAATCAATCAAGTGAAGTCGGACCTGCTCATACTTCTGTTGACCAACCCTGGGGAGCGGGTATTCTTGCCCGATTTCGGCACGCCCTTGAGGCAGTTGATTTTCGAGCAGAACGATGCCTCCCTGGAGTTTCAGGCCCGCAACATGATAATTAACTCGATCCAGCAGTGGGAGCCAAGAATTACCGTGACCCAGGTGGATGTGTCGAGCCAGGTGGACGGCAATGATTTGAACCCGAATGACGACCGGACGGAGCAGGAGCATATTTTGAGCGTCAAGATATTGTTCTTTGACCCCGAAGACATGAAGGAAGTGCAGGAACTAAGACTACAAGTGCCCTTAGCGGACGGGACGGGAGTACCATAATGCCTGAGAATTGTCCAATACAGATTACACCCCTGGCGCAGTCGCAGCCGCAAGGTACGCCGACCGTCTTCAACCTCAACTATACGAACCAGGATTTTTGGTCGATGAAGTCGAGGCTGGTGGATTACATCCGCCAACAGTTCTCGACCCAATTCAACGATTTTGTCGAGTCGGACTTGGCGATTATGCTCATTGAGAATTGGGCCTTTATCGCGGACACCCTTTCCTTCAAGGGCGACCAGATCGCAAACGAAGTATACATCGACACGGTGACCGAGATCGAGAACGCCTTTCGCCTGGCCAAGCTCGTTGGCTTCTTCCCGCAGCCACCGATTTCCGCCCGCTCGATGTGG